ATTTGTGATCGTCTTACCGAAGATCTTTTCTAATAAGAAAATACCCTCAGAGTGGTGCCGCAGCGCACGGTGCCGGAAATCAGCCATGTGCGCTTTGGACTCATCAAACCAGTCGTGGATTGGCTGGTAGTCTTCTACGCAGCCGCCCCACCTGCTAACTGATGACAGTGCGTGGTGATATGGATGTGCCATTATTTACGCAACCTTCATGTTATTTGACTTCAACAGGTTGAAAATATTCGACGCCGCGCGTCTTCTCTGGCGACAAACATTTCAATTGTTTCTCGCTTTTCTCGGCCGCCGTAGCCAAACCGGTCGTCAACCCAGCGGTCTAGGCCGTAGCCGCGCCATTCAATATCGACAGTCTTCTTGTTGACTTTGGTGACAACATAGTGCGCATATCCATCGCCTTTCGGCACCACAAACAATTTGCCGACTTGCAGGCCGTCGGGCAGGCTGTTTGCGTATGCTTTTGCGCTGCGATAATGTTCTTCGACGTGCTGCGTGTATTCGTCCGGCGGTCGGAACGACATAGTAACCGGCGTTAAAACATCAACACTGACAACATATTGGTCTGGCGTTAGTGCGTCGTTAATAATTACTTGCCGGCCGGCGGCGTAATACTTGATTGATTCCGGGTCCCAGCGCGACACGATGCCGTATTGCATGTAACCATTCTGCAGCCATTTCACCTGATACAGGTCGGGGATTGGGGTGTGCATGTGTTACTCGCTTGTGTAAAGGTCAAGAACGTGATGTAAATCGCTGTGCGTAGCTGACCAATCCATTTTGTCCTCAACGACTTCGGCGGCGTGTTCCCATTCGTCGTTATCTTCTCGATCAAACATATCTGCTGACCACCACGCAAGGATGATGCTTTTGGTGCCGCCGCGTTTGGCCGACTCTAGGTTTCTAATTGCGTCGTCAATCGTCATCGGACTCTTCCTCAAACGTGTCGTACGGGGCTTCGCACGCTTCGACCAGTTCTTTGTCAGATAACCTATTTACGCGTTCTAGCAGCGCCGCACGCAGTTGGGCGCCGGTAACGTCTTCTCCGGTCTCGTCTGTGCTGCCGGGAACCTCAAACCCGAATGTGTAGGCGTGATTGTATTTTGTCATCAGTCGTCCTCGTTTTCTCCTTGATTAGCCAGCCGCGGGACGATGCGTTCGTGCTGTTCGTCGGGGTCTCCACTCGCGGCCAGCATGTTCTCCAAAACATCGATTTCTTCGTCAAACGCTTCATCCGCCAGATCCATGTGGGTGAGGATTTTATCTGTCGTTTTGGGATATTCCGTTACCGCCACACGAATAAATTCAAGAACTGTGATCACGGCATGATGCAGATCAGGTGAAAACTTCTTGGCCATTACCACTCCGATTCGCTGGTATTTACGTCGTTGACGCGTTCGTTGTGGACCATCCGTACTTTTCTGGTCGCGGTGTCAATTGTGATTTCGCCGTAGCTGCCGTCATTGATTTCCCAGCCGCCGGGCAGCAGGTCAAAGAATGCGTCACGAAACCTTTCGTACGCTTTTTCTGTGATGAGTGACGTTGGTTCAACCTTGGGATCTTTGACGTATCGCATTTTGAACATGTGTTCGTTTAAAACCCGCTTGCTTTGGCTGGTTGTGCCCATGCTCACAGCCTGATCCGCCCGCGCGATCGGGTCATCAAAACGAAACTGCACAAAGTTGAAATCGCCTGAGTCGCCGCTGCCTTCGTATTCAGCCGTAATAGACGTAACACCGATGGCCTCAAACAGCGGGCAAATCTCTTTGAGCGTGTCGGCCGGCGTTAAGGTTTTTGCTTTTGCCATAAAATCTCCTCAGTAAGACGCCAAGACGGTGCAGGGTTTACCAGTCTGCTTTTCTTTCTCTTCCGCCAACGTCACAAAATCTCTAAACGATTGCGTAACCCGCTCAGTCATGTCAGCGGCGTCGTCCGGGTAGAGCCGATGCTGGCGTTCACGCACGGCTTCCTCTACCGTCATTGGTCGCGTAGTGTCAGTCTGCACTTCTGGGCCGATAACGTCGGCGCCGGCTGCGCGCATCATGTTTATCATCTCGGCCGCGAGTGTGTGTCCGCTGCCGGAATCGTGTCTCGCCGGTTCTGTTACGCGGGTCAACCGCTCGCGCATCACAGCGGCTGGAATTGCTGCGCGGCAGTCATCGGCCTCGAACGCCTCGCGCACGAGAATTCGAGTGGCATAAGGTCCGCCGTGGTAAGCCTCGCGCAGATACCCGACGTTTCCCGACATAATCGAAAAACCCGTGGCCTGCGCTTTTTTTTCTTCTTCCTCCATCCCGTCCCACTCCAAATAGATATCAATACCCATTACTTGTTTGCCTTTTGCCGTTTGATGGTGTCGAGCCAAGCAGCTTTATCTGTTTCTGCAACAGAAATTGCAGAGCTGCGGCTAGCCGTCAACTTGACGATTTTTTTGTTGTCGCATTTGCCGACGTTAGCAGCAGTCATGGCGATCATTTCAGCCGCCTTTCTGTCGGCAGCGTTGACAACAAATTGTTGGTTTTCGCTGTCGGTAATGTCGATGTGGTAATAAGGCATGTGTGCTCCAGTTAAATGAGGAGGGCGCCGGGGCCGAAACCCCGACGCCCTCCATGGCGTCAAAAGTAGTTACCTAGAGACGATAGTTCACCGACAGCCGCAGCTGCTGCAACCACCGCGACAGGCGCGGCCGGCGCGAACAACGCGCACCGGAGCGGCGACGACCGCTACCGGAACTGCAATCGTCGCGCGGGTTACCTTCCGCGTCCGTTCAATCGTGCGGCCAAACAGGGCGGGACGGCTCGAACTGCGGCAAGAGCTTTCCGTGCAACAGGTGCCTTCGGCGCACGCCGTGACGGGCGCAGCCACAATTGCCGGCGCAACCACTACTGGCTGCTTCAGCACGCTCTGCGGTTCGCCGGCATCACCAGCGAGAGCCACGGACGAAACGAACGCCAGAACCACCGCGACAAAACAAGACTTCATGTCAATCTCCTTGAACTACCGAACGAACGCTGCAGCACGCGCTGCAGCCACCCGACTGGTTGTACTACTTGTATAGCCAATCAGGATTTGGAATCAATCCCAATTTCAACCGTGAAATTAGGGTATTTTGAAATTATGTGCCGTTTTGCACGACGCTCACGTTGTGTTGCGTCATTTTTTCGTTGAGCCATTTATCCTCGGCCGCCAACGCCGCCGCCCGACATTTAAACCCGGTGAACAGCGGACCGCCGACTGGCGACAGGTCTGCCATCCACTCTCCGGGCTTTTCTTCATTTGGTTCGACGTGGCTGGCCCTTTTGATATCAAGACTGCCCAGCGTAGACAAATCGATGTCTTCGCCGTAAAGGCACTGGGCGGTCCCATTTGGTCTGATGTAAATGTTCATACGCCACCCATAGACATGAGACGTCTGGCTGGGACAAGCGCATCCATATTGACCGGCTGCGTTGTGGGCATCAGGTGGTTTAGCGCGCGGGCTCTTTGGCTCCGCGGTACATTATACGCCTGAAACTGATCGTATCGTTCAATGGTTGCCGCAGGGAATATTGCGTCCTCTGTGACCGAGATACGGTCGTAGCCGTTAGTGGATGTGGGCGGCCTGAAAATGATGCGGCCGCCAATCACCATGCAATGACCGCCAAATACCAGCAGCGCGTTGATCGACTCGACATTTGCAATGACAGCAAAGTCAACGACCTTGAGCCGATTTTCGTCAAGTAGCGATGTGTCTGTGTTACCTTTGTATAAAGACAGTTGATGCAGTTTGCTGGAAAGCACCTGCGCGTTGCCGGCGACAGTGACGTAACCCTGTAGCGTAGATTTGCACACGTGTGCGTCGCCTGCAATATACGCAGCGCCCTCCATCGACGTCATCATGACAACCGCTTCGCCGGCAATCCTCGAATCGCCGCGCATGGTGCAGCTTTTAACCGTCGGGTTTCCGAGCACAATTGCACGATCCTGCAACACAGTGGAGCCCAGTAGCGTTCCGCCAATTACTCGCGCCATATGCAGCACGCGCGAATCATCAGCCGCCCGCGCTTGACCACCAACATACGCCGTGTTTGTTACTTTTACGCGATCAGTGAGATGGGCATAACCACAAACCTGCGCTTTGTGCGTAATCTCTGCTCTACCTTCTACTACTGCGTGGTGATATACCTGCGCAAATTTATTTACAAACGCTGTATCAGCTACTTTGGCTGTATCTGCAACCCAGCCGCCGCCGTTGGCGTGCCGGTGCGCAAAAACTCGACCAAGACCGTCTTTAAAATCGTGCTTGGACGCCCGTTTCTTTCGAATCTTCTTCGCGGTCGCCGTAGACGATGTTTCCTCCATTCTCACTCCATTCGCATGACGCGTCGGCGTGGCGCGTCGGTGATCAGGCTGTCGAGCGAAACCTTGAGATCGCTCATCTGAGTACGAAGGGTCTGCTGCATTTCTTCGTTCTTGCGCAGTTCCTTCGGGTCGACGCCGGCGACCAGCGCGTTGGCTTGATCAATCAACGCCTCAAGCTGCGCGTTCGACCGCACATTCATGTGACGGAAATTCTCGTAGAACTCTTTGAAGTTCTCGATTGTCGACGCGGTGAATACCTTTTTCTTGCCGTCCGGTTCTTCTGTGAGCCGCTCGATAAGATGCGTGACAAGGCCCTGTAGCGTTTCTGCAAACGCGTCTTCGGCCATAGCCACGGCATTCTCAAATCGTCGTTGCACGCGGTTCTGCTCAGCCTGATAGACCCCCGGGTTGAGCGCCACAAGATAACGTGGCGGCTCGATCGGCGGGTACTCCCACGAGATATCAAAAACGCCTTCCAGCGTCGCCGGGTAATCGTTGGGATTAAACAGGCTTCCAAGCTTTTCGCGGGCGGCATTTTTGATGGCGTCGTACTCAAGCTGCAGGTTTGCCACAGCGGCTGCGAGCTGATCTTTGTATCCGCTCATCGTTTCTTCAAAGCGCGCGACGTCTTCCTGCTTAATCAACCGCGTACCCTCTTGTGGATACGGCAGCGTAATACCGCGCCAAAAAGTCTGCGCCTGACTCTTGATCGCGGTGGCCGCGCGGTAGGCCGGATGCTTGGTGTCAATCAGTCTCTTCGACGCGGTGACCAGATCAGTCGCGGCGTCGAACGTGTCGGCAGCCTGCTTGGTCTGCGCATCTGAAAGCTTGCGCTGAGTGCCAAGCCACGAGAAGGAAAGCCGGACCGCGCCCATCGTCTGACGCAGATCGTTCGCTGTCTGCTCTATTGAATTTGTTTCTGGTGTTGTAATTTCTGTTGTAGACATTCAGTCTTCCTCGTCTTCGTTAACCATCTCGTCAATATTGAACATTGTCACAAGATCTCGTGGCAGCGTACTTTCGACCGCGGCGACTGTGTCGGGTATTTCGTACTCCTGTATCGCGCCGTTGTCGTAGATGCCGCAGAAATTTAATCCCGGCTCAAAAAAGTACGCTTTGACATTAAAGCCGCGAGACTGTCGCATGTACTCAAAGAATTCAACCGGCGGGGACCACGCGGAATCAAACCGAAGATTTACACGAGTGGCTGTCGGTCGTAGCGCCTGCCGACGCGGAGCATCTTTTTCGCGGCCCACATCCCATTTTGTACCCCAGTGACCCACTTGCCATTCGTACCAGTTTCTAGCGCCGTAGAGCTGAATGTTTTGCTGCTCTTGCGCCTCTAACGTTATTTGCTCAGGCGATCCAGCCGGCCCAGCACAACCAGCTACGGTATTTTTTAGTTCTGGCGGGCACGGCATAAATGTGCCCATAAGTTGTCCGCTATTCCATGCGCGCACAATGTTATTTAATTCTTTCAGATCTTCGTGTTTAAACGTCACATAGTTGGTGCACCAGTTTGGCATAGCGTCTCCGATCAGCAATCCGCAGCTGCGGGGCAGTGACGCCCCGCAGCCGCAGTATTGCCAATACTTTAGCCCTTGGCGGGCGCGGCCACGCGGCGGCGACCGGCGACCGGCACAGCGGCCTTACCGACACGCGTATAGATACCGCGCGTATCCGCAGACAGGCAGCGGCCCTCGGCCCACTGGCGCAAGCGCTCGATCTGCTCAGCAGACGTAACCGAAACCGGAACCACGTTCTGCGCCGCTTCGACGAGCGGGATGTCGAGCAGCGCCGCCAGACGGCAGCAGCTCTTGATCTCGGCGCCAGTCCAGTTGGTGTCGTCGGGGCGCTCCTGTGAAGCGTCAACGCCAAACTGATTTAGATAGATATCCCAGATCGCCGACCGCTGGTCAGGGCCGGGCAGATCCACGAAGAAAATGCCGTCGAAACGCTCGGCGCGGGCGAACGGCGCGGGCAGCTGGCTCGCGTCATTGCAGGTGCCGATAAAGAACACGTCCGACGTGTGATCGTTCAACCACGTTAACAGCGTACCGAATAGACGCGCCGACACACCCGAGTCAGTCTGGCCGGAGCTACCGACGCCCGCCAGACCCTTCTCGATCTCGTCGACGAACAGCACGCACGGCGCCATCGCGTCGACCTGTCGAAGCGCACGCCGCATGTTACCCTCGGACTCGCCCACGAACTTGCCCATGAGCGAACCGAAATCGAGCATGACGGTCGGACGACCTACTTCGTTACCAAGTGCCTTGGCAAACTGCGACTTGCCGCAGCCCGGCGGGGACAGCAGCAGTACACCCTTGGGGCGCTTGTCCACGTTCGTTTCGCCCTGACGCCGCATGGCGCGCAGGCAGAACGACTTGAGATTTTCAAGGCCGCCAAGGTTCTCGAAATTCGCGTCGCCGCGATACAGGGTCATGGTGCCGCTCTTTTCGAGCGTCTGCGCCTTGATGCCCCAGATCGTGTCCGGCGACAGTTTGTTATTACGCACCAGCGACAGCGCGTACGCGTTCTCGGCCTCCTGCCGTGTCAGACCGCGGGAAGCGTCTACGACAGCGTCAACTTCCTGCGCGGTCGGCTTGGTAAACGCGCAGCCTTCCGGGAACAGATCGTTGCATACCGTCGTGAGCTGCGAGAGATCCGGCAACTCGTGATGAACCACCGTGAACAGCTTTTCAACCTCGGGCTGGAGCTGCAGAACCGGCGCCACAATGATGATGTGCTTGCCGTCGCCCTTGCCCTGCACAACCCGATTTGCCAGCGCCTGCAGAACCTCGGGGTTACCAAGGAACCGGTGGAAGTTCTTCAGCACCAGAAGCATCGGCTGCTTCGGCTGCGGCTGGTCAAGAAACCGGAGAGCCTGCAGCGGGCCGGGAGCCGGAGCAATACCCGAATATAACTGGCGGTCGATGTCCCAGACGTCGAAGCCCCATTCCTTCTCTTCGGTTACCCTGCGAATCGACGCAATCGCATCGTCGCACTCCTGCGATTCAACCCAGATGCCGGAAAAGCCGGCGCAGACCAGCTCTTTGATTTCTTTTTCGAGTGACATGTGTTTCCTTTAGTTAGTTGCTCTCGGCGATCTGCTCGTCGTTGCTGGCGTTGTAGAACTCGCCAGTCAGCTGCTCATCAACCTTGGCGCCCAGCGCCTGCTCCAACGCGCGGGTCGCATCCTGACATGAACTACCGGTGTAGCCGCTCGTTTCGATCTTGGTGCCGCCCTTGGGGTCGACGATGATCTGGATAGTCTTGGTCATGTTCAGAAACCTCCCGTCAGATTGAGTTTGATGGAACCGTCCTGCAGCGTCTCTTCGTACACCGAATAGCCGCCCTTCTGAGCCTCGTAGATCGCCTTTTCAACCGCATACGCCTGCAGGAACTTGTCCAGCTCCGCCTGCTTGCCCCACGCGCCGTTGTAGTTGTCGTAGTTTGCGGCGCCGGTCTCGGTATTAAACACGGCCGGATACTGCCAGCCGGGAAGCTTTACAGCCATGCCGTCGGCGCTCTGACCGGCGAACAGCACATGGTGCCCGGTCTTGGGCGCTTCCAGCCCTAGTCGACGGCACGCCGCTTCAACGGCCGCCGCATCCTTCACTTCCGTCTTGATCTGAACGATATGAGACATTGTTAGCCCCGTGTATCCTTTTTTGAAAGGTGATGTTGAAGTGCGCACATAATTGTGCTTTCAAATTGTTCGGGCGAGATGTAATCAGTGCCCGCAAAGTATTCCAATAAAGCAACCGCCGTTTTGCGGTCATATACAAACTTAAATTGCCTCGGTCCGCGCGGCGTGTCTAAATGGTATTCCGTGATGTCGTGCAACGTCACGACTTCAGGAATGGCCAACACGTCGCTGTATTCGCGGCGCAGCCTGTCTAACGAGTCGAGCGCTGTTAAGATGCGCTCGCGATCTTCGTCTTGCAGTTTTTCTTCGTTGTATGGCGTCATCGGTACGCCACAACCTCGGCGCGTGTTTCAACCCAGACGTGCGCGCCACAAGAGAGCGGCGCGTCTGGCGAGTAGACAACCCGCGATTCTCCGCGGACGTCTACGTTTTTTGCTGCGTATGTTTTATTACGCCACTTTATGGTGAGCGGCGGTACGCGTATGTTTTGCTTTTTATTGTCTCGAATAATGTGCTGGTTAACGTGAATACGTTTAATTGTTCCAGCCGGCATCGTCATTTCATCGGCATCGCCCGGAAACCGGAGCGGAATGCGTGGTTCGAGCAGGCAGACATTGTCTGTCGCCATGGTCTGATCCTTTCGTCTGCAGAGGGCAGACAAGATAAAGATATCTAACCCGCTGTGGTACCGGCCATCCGTGACCAGTACCTGCAGCGGGCAGATAATACGCTCAGCGGCTCATCATTGCGCCGAGCTGCTTGTGCGCGGTGAGAATTTCACCGGCCGTGTCGTAGCAACCATCGCAGGCTTCCAGAAACGCTGTCGCCGCTTTGAGCTGCCCCATCGGCAACATCGTGGTCTTCGACGGCGCCGACTCGACGGCCCGATGCTTCGGAGTAACGCGAGGAGCCTCGGCCGCGCCGACGCGCTTGCCCTTTGCCGCAACGAAACTCTTTTCTTCCGATCCGGCCTTGACGCCGCGTTTGGTCGGCTTGACGCCGGCTTTCTTGAGCAACTGGCTCACCTGAGCCGGGCTCACAACAACGCGCTTCTTGGCGAGCGCCGCCACGATATCGACACCGCGCAGCGAGTCACCAGATTCCTGACGACGCTCGATTTCCTCGCGGATGTGATCGGCGCCACTCTTCTTATCAGCCATGGCATTCACTTTCTTTTTGGTGCCGGACGTTTCTTCGGCCGACACAGTGGGATCATCATCTTTGTCGCTCTCCACAACGGAGTCGACCTCATCATCGCTTTCGTCAACTACCTCGTCGCCTTCTTCAGGTTCGTACTCAGTTTCGTCTTCGTCTTCTGTCGCGTCGCTTTCTTCAAGCTCAGCAGCTTCGACGTAGGCAGCTTCGTTATCATCTTCAAGGACCGCATCTTCTTCAAGCTCTGCATCGACGTCCAAGTCAATGTCGTCGTCTTCTTCGTTGGTCCGCATCCGTGGGGCCTTTTCTTCCTTCTTCTCTTTTGCTGGCTTGCTGGTAGATCCGGGCAGTGGTTTGCCCCACAGATTTGCGGGGCTGATCAGGTCATCAGCTTTCGCCATAACGCTCTCTCCTAGTGCGCCGCGGCCGAAAACACTTCGGCTGTCCTGCGGCTAAATGAAAAATACATCCCAGAAAACAAAAAGCAACTCAACAGCAAAAATGCCGTTAATTACCTGTTTTATAGGCTTCGGGAATGTTGCCGTCGGCGTCCCGAAGTTTTCCGGCGTTTAGTTCTGGCCACTTCTGGTAAGAGTGGATTGCGCCGAGCAGGTTCCAAGAAGCGTGCGCCAAATGGTTTTCTGAACGATCGCCGTTTAAAAAACTGTAGATGTGCGCGATCGCATGATTCAGCAGGTCCGAAACTGGCATTCCGTTTTCCCAGTTGTACGGACCAAATTTTTGCGCACCTTCGTGGTACGTTTCAGCTAAAGCGCGCAACGCCACCGGCGAGATCAAATCGTATCGTACGGCATCACAGTCTGCGCTTCGAACGGCGCCAGTGTCGTACTCATGTCGCGCCGCGGTCATGGTCAACCTTCGTGGGTTTGAATGAGAAATAAAATCTCGGCTCGTCATTGAATGCGACGGTGCCGGCCAGCGCGTCACGTTTTCGAATCACGTGCACGTACGGCGGATCAAAGTGCGACACTTCGAATTCTTCTAGCAGTTGTTCGCTGTTCCACACCTGCTCGCCATATTGTTTTTTCAATACGTCTCGTATTTCGTCTGCGCCGCGTTTGGCTAATTGATCCTGCAGCACGTGAATCAGCGTCTGCCGCGCATTATCAAGCTTGATATGCGTTGCAAAATTTTCAACCTTGTTGGGCATTTGTGGTGTCGTCTGGTGCAAGCTTGTCCAGTGCGTCTTTCTGTGTTTTGATTTGTTCGGCAACATGCGCAGCATACTGGTCAAGCATACGAATCTGGCCAACGAGATCTTTGTGCACATCGACGCTGAATAGCGACAGCCGCCTGAGCAAGCTCAGAAGACTGGATGTAAACGGCGGTTCTTTGATGCGCAGGCTAAGAATGCCGGGAGGCGCGTTCTCGGGCTGCGAGTTCCATAACGGAACTAATGCAATCCCGTGTAGTTCAGGTACAGCAGCTAAGAGCGCGTCGCAAAATTCTTCACTGCGTTTCATAAACTCGACGTCAAATGATAATCGCGTTTGCGCGTTTTCTGGTTGCTGATCTGTTTGCTGCGGCGCATCCATGTAGTAAAAATCCTTGTTATTGGGTATATCTCGATTCTTTCGGGAGAAGGCCGTCAAGCACGTTCCCGAGACGCGTGGCGGCCAGACTGTAGATCACCAGCCGGACGCACACGTCAAAAATACCGCCGATATTGTTTCCTGCCAAGAGCAGCAAAAACAGATAAAACGGCGCATGATATGACTTGCAGAACGGGCAGTTGATCAGTTCCAGTATTTTTCCGCGCAAACTGTCGTATGGGGTCACATCTTGCCACGCCTGCGCGTACGCGCGAGCTGTTTCAAAAATAGATCCCTTGTGCCAAACTTCAATAATTGCGCCTGCGGCCAGCGTGACTGCAAAAAAATCAAACAAAGTTATTGTCATTGCCGCCTGCGTTTAGTTGATTCGGCTGTGTATCCGCCCATGAAACAGGCGCCGCTGTACACAACGCTTGCTGCAATCAGCAGACCAACTATACCAATTTCTGGAAGGGCGCATACCCCGCCAATGAGAGCAAGTGCGGCGTATCCAGCGAATGTTGTATTTGGATCTGACCGTGCCATTTTATGTCGCTTGGTTGTCGCCGTGCGGCCACACCTGTGTACGTGTAGTATCCGGCGCGGCAGGGTTAAACTGGTACTGGGGTAGCGGCAACGGTGCCTCAAGTTTAAGATGGTTTACGGCGTTATCGGAGATGTGCAGCTGCGGACCGGGCCCGCGGCGTGTACCTTCCGTATAGTTTTGTTTACGCTCTTGATACAGTTTTGCTGAACGTCCAACGTTGGCCATAAAACCTCCAATAAGTGAGCGACCGGGTCACCGTTTAGTATACCCAGTTGCTCACCGTTCACTTGCGAGTAGTTTCTTTCATGGCAGCTGTGGCTACTTCACACATGTAGCCCAATACATTTGCCAATCCAGCGAGTCCGTAGACGAAAACACATCCCGTATATTTGAGACTGTCTTCGACCCACTGAAACTCCCACTCGTTACCCGGGTTATTGTGGTTCATGGTTAAACCTAATAAAGCAATTAAAGCGCTTGATATGCCCTCCGCGGGCGTACAAACGCTTATACAAGAATTAATCTCAATCGACCCAACGGACGTGAAAGCTGTTCACGAGCGTGCGGTTGTTTTGCAGCATCTTGCAAACAAACATGCGTTTCCGTCGCTTGAACCCATTCTTCCGTTAGTCTTAAACCTTAATGGACGTCCGTACAGCCTACAGAACCATTTTCCGTTTGCCCCCCTATTCAGACTACTCACCCCTAAAAATCAGGTGTGGTGTACAGGGCGGCAGGTATCAAAATCGACCAGCCTAGCAGCGCACGGAGTTGTAGTTGCCAACTCTATCCCGTTTTTCAAAACGTTATTTATCACGCCGCTCTATGAGCAGATTCGGCGTTTCTCGAACAACTATGTGCGCCCGTTTATTGACCAGTCGCCGGTGAAAGCGCAGTGGAGTGGTACGTCAACTGAAAACTCTGTGTTGCAGCGTTCGTTCAAGAACAATTCAATGATGTTGTTCAGTTTTGCTTTGTTAGACGCTGACAGAATCCGCGGTGTTTCCGCGGATCGTGTGTGTATTGACGAAGTGCAGGATATGGATCCAGATCACGTACCGATCATCCAAGAGACAATGTCTTACTCGCGCTGGGGGACTAGTTATTACACGGGTACTCCAAAGACGCTCGATAACTTAATTTACGGTTTGTATAAACGATCCTCACAGGCCGAGTGGTTCATTCCGTGTCATTCTTGTAAACACTGGAATATACCAGCGCTTGAATATGACTTAAACGCAATGATTGGCCCATACAGCGATCACATCAGCGAGAAGTATCCGGGCACCGTATGCGCAAAATGTCAAAAGCCCGTAAGCCCACGACATGGTCGCTGGGTGCACAGATATCCCGAACGCCGCTGGCAGTTTGCCGGGTATCACGTACCGCAGATGATTCTGCCACTTCATTTCTCCGACCCTGAAAAGTGGTCTACGCTCTTGTTGAAACGAGAAGGCTTTGGGAACATGACCCAAGCCCAGTTTTACAACGAAGTTATGGGAGAAAGTGTTGATACCGGCCAGAAGCTCATCAGCGAAACTGATTTGAAAGCTGCGTGCGTACTAGACTGGGAAAACAAGAAAGAACCAGAACCCAAATGCTTCGCAAATCTGTCGCATTACAAACACCGCATTTTAGCGGTCGACTGGGGCGGTGGCGGAGAAGCCGGTATTAGTTTCACCGTGCTGTCTGTGCTGGGATTCCGGCCCGATGGAACAATCGATGTGCTATGGGCCAAACGGTTGCTCATTGGTGGCGACCACTTGGCTGAAGCCGTTGAATGTATGCGCTGGTCTAACTTGTTTAATTGCGATTTTGTCGCTCATGATTACACCGGTGCAGGCACGGTCCGTGAGACGGTCATGGTGCAGGCAGGGTTTAATCTTGACCGAGTACTTGCGATGCGGCTCGTCCGTTCCGCGTCGCAAGATTTGATGGTGTATAAACCACCAACGGAAATCAATCACCGCGCACACTACAGCCTTGATAAGACGCGGTCGTTGCTGTACACGTGTCAGGCTATCAAACTAAAGCAGATCCGGTTCTTCCAGTATGACTGGTCGTCGCAGGACTCGCCGGGTTTGATATCAGATTTCTTAGCGTTGGTAGAAGAAAAAGCCGAATCCCGATTGGGCGGCGATATTTATACCATCACTAGAAACACACTATTGACTGACGACTTTGCGCAGGCTGTCAACTTGGGGTGCGCGGCGTTGTGGCACGTAAACAACGCGTGGCCAAACTTCGCCGAGATTGCCGGCGTTGCTCGACTAAGCGCGCGCGCCGTACAAGCCGAGACGCCGATGGACGACGACTGGGCTGACGACGCAATCGGCAACAACTATTTTGGTTATTGACCGTTTTAATAGATGCGCCAACAGTATTTTTCTATCTTTTGCCGTAGCGCGGCTGAGTGCCGAATTGGAATGTCTTCAATGACATCAACTACGGCGCGCGCCGCTTTTTCAAGCGCCGCCGCAGCTTCGTCGCAATCCATTGACGACGCGTACAGCTCCCATGCGGCGCCTGTACGAGGAACAGCGGGTGATTTTCCGTCGAGGGCGGCGTCCAGTAATCTTTGAAATATTCCGTCCGGTTCTGAGTCTCGGGCGCCGTACTTGCTGTATTTTTCCTGTGTCGCCTCGAAAGCTTTGATCAGCGTATCAAGCTTTTCCAGCGGGGTCATCGTATTCGCTGACAACGTGCATACCCTTTTCAGTAACCGAGAAAGCAAAAGCATCTTTCTCGAAATCATATTCGGCGTCGAGGAGTCCTTGTTTCACGCCAGCCGCCATGACGTTCGACAGCAACCGGGCACCGAGAGCGCGGAACAAACCAAGCATCTTTTCTTTGTACTCTTCAAACGAGTTGGCGCCGATGCCGTACATACCGTCATGCGAAACATCGCTAAGCTCTTTTACGATGTTTTCAACCTCCCAAATCTCTAAGAACTGACGCTGATGCTCTATTGCGTCAGTTACGTTTTGACCACTCACGTGAGACAGAAAATGGCCAAACACGCACAGAACGTGATCGCGTAAACCTTCGATTGAGTTGCACACGTGGTGCTGCACGTCGTCATCGTCGTCACCGGCTTTGTTTTCAAAATCCTCAAACATTTGAACCTCACTTGGTTTCATTGCTGAGCCGGGCACGTGCCAGCGCGGCATCATACGAGCCGCGGGCCAAAATACGATTCTCGACGGCGATGCGCAACTGGGCGAGATAATCGGCGTACTGGCTGTCACCGTGAACACCGGCCTCTGCGCTGGAGAAGCTGTGCGGCTTGCCGGTCAGCGGGTTGTCTCCAGCGCTCATGATGCGGCCGATGGCGCCAAACTTGACATTGTGACGGTTGTCTTCCATTTCCATCTCGGTCTTGACGGCGACAGCCAACCGCTGGGCTGCTGTCTCAATTTCTTTTGCAAAATCAGCCATTATCAGTTCTCCTTGCAAGGTGGTCCCGCACCGCGGTCAAATCGCGGATAGCGGTGTCGATCATGTGCACGGCTTCTTCTCGGTCGCCGGCATCGGACATTTCAAATATCAAAAACGCGAAGAGAGTGTCGCCACACTGGCGAATTGCGTTTTTGCTTTGGCGGTTGATGTAGTCGTGAAAGGACTCGCCAACTTCCGGCGGATCTATGCCTAGCAGATCTGAAACCGGGTATGAATCGTAAACTTCTTTTGGTATAACTGGGTTACTCATCCTCTTTCCATCGTTGACGCTCTTTCCGGGTTGGAATGCGTTTGGGGAATTTTTCCGGGTGACACAGCTGGCATGAGGCGCGGTTACAGCCGTTGTGGGTTTTGCGGTAACGACCCGGTGCGCCGTATTCTCCGCCGTTTAGCTGGCGGGCTTCTTCCCGGCGGCGGAAGATGATGTGTTTTTCTTCGTGGTAGCGTTTCATGTTATGGATCGCAGTAAGTGACAACGTTGCAGCCGCATTTGCTCGCTAGCTTTATGACGTCATGTGCGTAGACAGCCACGACCTTGTTTCGGTCTATGTGTCCGGCCGCAATGAGCGCTGTCAGCCCAAGCTTTGCAATTCCGCGGCGGCGATAGTCTGGGTCAACAAAACATTCCACGGTTTGTACAATTGTCTGGCGCCCCTTGAATTTTTCAGGCCACGGGCGTGTACCCACCCAGCCAGCAAGTACATCATCCAGCCAGACTAGAGCTAGCGCCATTTCTGGGTGTGGGCCGGGTTCTGGCTCGCCGTACCGCTTGTGCAACTCTTTTTGAATCGAGCTGCTGCTGCCAGAATCAGGCCACGAAAGCCGCGACATAAGCGCGGTGACATCAATTAACGCAAGCTTGTTGATGTCTTTGATTTTGATAACAAATTCCATGGGCAGCCTCCGCGCTTACCCATGAATTATACAAAGCCGGCGGTCGGACTCGAACCGACGACCTACTGATTACAAATCAGTGGCTCTACCAACTGAGCTACACCGGCGTCACATCAAACTGGTTCTGCTACCAACCCTGCGGGCCAGTAGTATGGCAGATCAATTGGCTCTAGCCAACCAAACCGCGAATAGTGGCGATAGTCTTTTCGCAGTAGGTTGCTGCGGTGACTCGCGTGAAATGTTTCGTCGCCCACCCACGGCGGGTAGCGATTAACTGTTATTTGTGCCCGCAACTGAACGTAGCTGCGCATGAATTGCGGGCACAGTGTGTCGTTGAAGCCGCGGTGAATCCACTCGCGGCAAACTACTATGGCGTATACAGTCAGCGCGGTTTCAAAACCCAACCACATTCGAACAGCCGGGTGATTGCGCCAGCTTGATGTGCCGGGCTCGTGCTCGCCGACTGGTACGCCCAAGCAGAGTAATATCTGCTTGCATTCAACCCTTTGCTTGCCTAGACGTTTATTATCCAAGCAGGCAGCCGAGGTTTTAAACCGCGGCAGCGGCAAAAAGGTTTGCATGTATGCCTATTAGTCCTCGTCATCAAAATTGTCGTTCTCGTCTACTTCAAAGTTTTCGTCATATGACGGCTCGTCTTCATCTTCATCTTCATAGTCTTCGTCGTCGTCCCAGTTCTCATCGTCTTCATCGGTTTCTTCTTCGTCGTCTTCGTAGTCTTCGTCGTCGTCCTCTTCTTCTTCCTCGTCATCAAAGAAGTAGTTTGGTTTCGGCGTATCCATGAGACTGTCGTCGTCATCGTCTTCGTCGTCAACGAATTGCCATTCTTCTTCGATAAAATCGTCGTCAAGGCCGTCGTCACGTTTCGATTTAGCGTCACGGCGAAAAGAAGCTGGCTCAAGATAGCGCATAATTATCCGATTTCCCGGGCGGCGTTTAGATCAGACAACAAGTACTGGTCGCACAATTCTGTTGTTACAAGAATGCCGGGCATGCCGTGAACAATAGCTTCGCCTTTAAAAGCGTCGTTAGCCGTCAGCTGCTCGACAATCTGTAACCAGTTTGGTGGCAATGCTTTGCAACTATAAAAATAACGATCAATGGCCCTTTGATTCAACCACCAGTGTTCTTTTTTTCGCAAAATGTAATTTGTCGGTTGATCTTTTTTGCGCGGTTGCGGGAGTACGTCGATTTTTCCGGTTTGTATACCGGCGTAAACAGCGGCTAAAAACGCGGTATCAGCAGTGGTTTGCGTACTTAACCTGCCGGCGGCGTACTCCAGCTGGAACGTGGCGCCATACGCTGTGTTCAACCACTCCGAAACGTCTGCCAGTACCGCGAGGGTTGTGTTTTGGTCGAGGAGGCTGAGCCGCATCCTATTTTTGAGGGTGTGTTGGATGTACGCCGGCAGAACGTAACGTAGAACGGAAAAATCAGTTGATTTGCTGCTCGCGCGACCGTCAACCACTTGCCACCCGTAACTTTGCGCGGCGGCCGCGGCGATTGAGGATAGTTTTACGAGTAGCGGGCGGTTGTGGCATTTCGGAACGATTGGACTCACGCTTGTATCGTCAAACGTGCTCGATACAAATGTTGGCCACAGGCATTCGTTTGTTTTGTCGTAGATGTGTTTGCTGACGTCGGCGCGGCGCAAAATAGCTGCCTGCAAATGCTCGCAGCCCAGCATCTCACCAATTTTTACGGCAGTGTCGAAGTTTTCGCCTGTGACGGCGGTAGCAACATGTTCGCGGCGCAAGATCGGGTTGATTAGCCCGGCGGCAACTGAAGCAAAAATACTCCACGTGAACGCATTCTCAGGACTGGGTGTGAGTAACGTTCGGATGCTTGGCGGGGCGACTTTTACCGGTTCAGGAAACGTCACGCGGCGGTGTTTTTTTGTAGGCGACAGCGTCTCTGCTGTTGTGCCGTCGTTTTTAATTTCGTAGTTAGCGAAACGAAAAACGTTTGCTTTGTCATCCCACCCAAGCCGATTTGAAACGTTGATGAATTCCGGGTTGTTCAGCTCTATGGATATTAAGTGGCTGCGCCGATTCCATGTTCGATCAAAAACCAGCAGTTTGCGATACTGCGCGACGTGTGCTTCCGCAAACGCTAATAATCCCATGCGCTCAATTTTGTTGGCGCTGTCTGAGAACGGGAACTCTTCGCCGGCAAGATAGATGACGCCGCTGTACGTTTTTTCGCCGTCGTCTGAATGCACGATCTTATTGATGACGACGTTCGCCGAGCATATGCGTTGATTCGTCACGCTCCACCAGCCGTCGCTACGCGGAGTGACCAACCAGCGCCACGACAGTTTTGGCGTCGTGGCCGACGGCATGGTGTTCACCTGCGACAGCACGCGATCAGCAAATCCGGCAGAAAACCGTTCTGATATCTTTTTCAGAAACACGGTCAGTTTGTCCGGCGTGATCGTCAGGCGGGAGGCGAACGAGTGCGCGGCAATCTCGCTCATACTACTCATGGCGCGGTACAAGCTTGTTTGCCATGTTTCTGCGTTTACGCGCATGGCGGTGAGTCGGCTCAGCGCGTCTGTACTTAGCCGGCGCTGTAACCGCTGCGTCTGCGACATAATCGTTACGTAACCGCGGGCTGTGCAGGCGCGGCTTACAAGTTCTGGATTTATGGCGCGACTCTGGAAGATTCGGCTCAATGGCGGAAAAGAATGCCAGTTCAACCCGTAGCTGTTGGCTTCATGTCCGGTATAGCTGCACATTAACGGGAGCAGGGGTAGTCCACGCTGCAGGTGCTCGCATTGCATGCTCAGCGCCCAGAACGGATTGTCGACAATGAACTGGGTATTTTTTAACAGCTCTCCGACTGGTTGCAGCGCGGTCTTGAGCAGGAAGTACCCGGCTTCTGGTCGGCGGCGTTTGTACCCGGTGGTTGGCACGAAAGTTTGTTTGGCTTCAAACTCTTCGGTGTATTGCACAAGTAAGACGCCGGTAAGCCGTCCGGGCAAGTCGTAATATGGAAAGACAAGACTCGTGCCTTTTGGGCGGACGCTTCGCGGTTTTGCCCTGCCAAGCGCGCGGCAGATCTTTTCAATCTGATCCGGGTACGCCACGCCAACTAGTCCGGCCGCGTTGATCTCATGTTGCACGCCCAGCTCGCGGAGGCGGCACGCGATTAAGTCGTCGCTGTGGTTCCATATCTGCGCTTCGGCGTCAAACCAAAAGTTCTCTATTTCACGGTGCCGGGTTATGGCGCGGTCGTACTCGCCCGCCATATTGTCTTTTTCGCCGTGATTTACGAGATTTAGGTCAGCGAACCTGTTAAGCGCGTCGGGTAGGCTTGTATTCCATAATGACGCGCCAAAGGTTATGATATCTCCATGGACTTGACACGAATTACAGTGCAGCCATATACCGTCTGTGGCTAGGTCGTCAAACAGGTGCAGAGTATTCTGTTGACATAACGGACAATTCACGACGGCCGGAAAAGTCACATTTTCTGGCGCAACGCCCAACGCCGATAGGGCGCTCACATGGTGTTGTCGGCTGACTAAACAGGTAGGAAAACCCATGACAAATATCCCGCTCGATCAGTCACACGATGTCAGTGGTTGCGAAACGCACCGGCTTACCACTCTGTACCCGCAGCCCGACTTTGTTAAAAGTGCCGCGCATGACAGACTCACCGGCGGCTCTGAGTTAGCACGCCATTTGTATGCTGATCAGCGCAATAAACTTTATCCGTGTCACACGGCGCCCGCAACATGGATGTCCGCGCTTTTCTTCGCGGACAAGCAAGCGCAGTTTGACCCGCGCGACGCCGACACTATTAAAACTAGGATACACCAAGCGGCTGAATATTTTGGCATTGCCGGTGCTGTGGCGGAACTAGAAGAAAAGGTCGCCGCGGCCAACAGCCATGACATTAATGCGCTGCCAGACTCCGAGTTTGCGATTGTCTGGGTCAGCGACATGGGCGGTAAAGAACGGCACTGGCCGCTACGCAACGCCTCCGAAGTCAAGTTTGCCGCAGCCCACTTCAAGGAATTTCGCGACAACTTTGTGTTTGCCGACCGTCATATCATCGCCAGCAAAATCCTCGAAAAGGCGGCTGAATACAGCGCAGATGTTTCTGAGGCTGACGGCTCGCTTGAACTTGCTGCCGGCCTTGGTGCTTGTGCCGCCAAGGTTGCCAGCCAAATGCTTAAAGACCGCGTACGGCTCACCCAACGGCAGCACGCCGATCTGGCCGCTGAGTTGTCCAAGTTGGCTGAGGTCATTGACCAGAACCCCGAAAGGGCTCGCGAGGTTGAGACCCGGTTGAAGTTGGCGAGCGCGGTCGACAATTTTGATAGGAATACCCAGCTTTACCGGCTATACGACGCCGGCGGGCTTCCACGGCCTGAAGAAGTATTATTTGCAATCACCGAAAAGGTAGCCCGCGAGTTCATGAACCAGAACGTCGAAACCACGACCGGCAACGTCTACGCCCTCGAAGATCTTGAGAAGCTGGCGGTTGAAGACGTGCGTGAGTGGCTTGGCGACGAGTTCGCTGATGCCGTGAGCGCCGGCGGAGTGTACATGGACCGGGACAAGCTCGCGGCCATTGTGCCCACGCTTGACCGCGGTATGGCCGCCACGCTGGACCGACTGGTGCAGCAGAAGACGGCCGGCGCTGTTGTTAAGTCAGCGGCGGCGGACAGTCTTCTTTCGCTTGAGCGCCTTCGCGAACTTGCCCGGGGCTGAAAGCTTTTTCTTAGGTTTTCGCTTTGGCTTTGGTTTCGACTGCGCAAACAATTTTGTAATACGCCCAAGCACGGCGTTCGCCGTCGTTTTTTTGTAGTCGACTTTGTCCCACGCTTGGTGCGTTTCTTTTGCCAGCCCGCGGCGGCTCGCTTCAAGGTCGTGAAACAGGCTGTACTGTGGGTTGTACCACTTGTAAGCGCTGCCCTTGCCCTTGCAGCTTACGTAGTCGCAAACCGAGATTTCAAAAACAGTGCTTGTCACACTGTCCATGATGATCTGCGCGCCGGCAATAAACCCGGTTGCGCGCGGGTCATCTTTTTGCGGACGCGGTCCGATGCGAGACGCGTCGATTATTACGGCGTTCCGCCCATAACAATCCCAGCAGTATTTTTCGGCGCTATCAATCGTGTACTTGCACGCTTGGAAAAAGCGTGCAAGTTGTTCAAACCCGCAGTGGTCAATTTTTGTCGACATGTGCGATATGTTTTATCCGTTTGACAAGTTCGCGCAACGCCGCAAGCGCTGGGTTTTCGCGAACCTTGGGCGTGAGAGCGCCCGGGTCGATGTTTTGAGATGAGAGGCCGCTAAGTTCTTCTTGGCGGCAAGATTCTAAATAGTGATGCCAGTTATCGTAGGCGTCACGGTCTTCGTCTGATTCGTACGGTCTGTATGGTTCGTCAAGAAGTCTGTCGTTCCAACCCATCTTTCTTTTTGTCCTCGTTTTTGACTAATAGTTCACCGCGCACGATGGACGTGGCTTTGGGCGCGGTTAAGCCGATCTTTACTCTATCGCCGGTAATCCCCAGCACTTTGACGACAATGCCGTTACCAATTACGACTTCCTGTTCCTTCTTCCTTGAGAGTACAAGCATGATGGCTCCATCATTCTGTTGCAGATTTTTGCAGTAACTCAACCACGGACTTCGTGTTGCCGTTTTGCAAATCTAACGCCGCGAGTTGTTTGATAAGTAATCCAGTTTTCAAACGAATTGACTGGTTAATGTCTTCTGTTTTTCCGGCCTCTACGTCATACACAGCGTTGAACATCTCAGGATCATCCGAGAAGTCTTGAATGGAGGGCGACACGCGGGCGGCTCTGAGTGCCACGCGCAGGATGTCGGGGGCGTTGATGATTCCTTCACTGTCGAGCACGGAACCGATGTAGGCGCGTATCTCATCTGTAAACGGTTCCGGGTCTTCATCGTCGGGCGGGGAGATTAGCAAGGCTTCTGTAATCCCCCACGCCACTTCTTCGGCGTCAGCGGGATCCCACATATCTGGTCGGTATGTGTCGCCGCCTAGAACGTTGCAAAAATTAATGAAATCGGGCAGGCTTTTAAAGAACTGATCTGTGGTGAGAAGCTGAATGGCGACCAGCAGCTTGTCGAGTGACAACTGGGGAAGCTCGACGTCAAACTCTTCTTCAATTTCGAGGGTGATGGTGGCTGGGTCCCAGTGCAACGCTTCCATCCCAAATTTGTCAAGAAACAGCGTCAGTAGTACTGTCGCAAACGTCTCCCGGCTCTTCCACGCTTCCTGCATTATTTTTGACATTGAGGCCAGCCCTGTTCTCAATCAGCCGCACACCCCGGTGGCGCAGCTCGACTAGATTATACGCGATTGTCTCTAGCGGCGTCCTTGGAAGAGTCGTAACCCGTTCTCCAGACTCAAGATCCGTCCAGCCAAATTGCCCGCTCCACGTGGCAAACCGCCCATCCGCGAAAGCGATCTGTTGGGCGCAGCACGGGTGGTTGTCTGCCGTCTCAGGCCAGTCTTCCATGTGCCGCGACGCCCACATCAGCTCTAGCAGCAGCAAGCGCTGTTCTGCAGACAGAAACGCAAGGTTTTCCATCATGTCAGCGATCAGGATGTAAAACACCGCATCTTCGGCAAGCGGGGCGTCTGGAGCCGGGGCCGTCTTTTTCATTACAGCCGAAAAAAGATTGCGTATTTGCAACTTGCTAAGTTTTACGACCCGCATTACCATATCGAGCGTCAGGTCTTTTTTCACTTCGGAGGTAGCCATGTCTGTTTCCATCATCGACAACCTTTCTAACATTACGTCTGGTCGCGCTGAATTCGTCGTCAGCGCCAATGGTATCGAAGAACTTCTGTCGTCGGCAACTGCAAACGTCGTGCTGCAAAAAGCTGCGGAAGCCGGACTGAACCGCCCGGGGGTTTCGAGCGCGAGCGGCCCATATCCGGTTGACGCTGACGGCAAGACCGACGACGAGTTGATGATGGGCAAGCGCGGCCCGGTCGCCGGTTACCGTCGAGATTTTGTTATCTTAGCTTCGATTTGATCAGGCGTCGTCTGGCCGGTCGACGATGAGCATATCCGTAGGTTTGCCGTTATCAAATCCGACAACGGCAAAACATATTGGTGTGCCGCAATCTATATCGAGTTTCTTGGCGGCAGCGTATGCGGCGCGGCGGCTCATTGACGTTGCCGCGTGGCACGCCGCGGTAAGTGTGCCAAATAGGCCGACAGGCACGTCGTCCATTGTGTGCCGCCAGACGACAAGATAGCCCGACAGCGCGTGCTTCTTTTGGTACTCGGGGCCGTACGGATTCTTTTTTGGCGTACCGGAGGCGCGCGACGCGCGCCTCTTCTTTTGCGTTTTTGATATTTTTGTCGTCACTCTTCTACTCCAAACGTGTCGATATGCGCCAACCGGGCGCAGTAGAATTCTGCGACCATCCCGGCTGCTTTTTGAAACCGCTTGACGATATCCGGGATCACTTGCTCATTAAAGACGCGAATGATCACCTTACGAAACTTCGCGATTGCTTCTGGTGTGTAGCCTTCTTCGCGGGCTTTTTCTGCCGCCCGGCGGACATCTTGATTGCCGTCGAGCTGGACTTGGAGGAAGGCTGGGTTAAGAAATTCAATAATGTGGCCATACGTCTGACGAACTTCGTACGGGTACGTAACGTCAAACACGCCGGGCCCGGGCCATCGTTCTCCATCGATTATCTCCTCGGATAAATATCTCAGTTTGCCGAGCGTCCACCCGAACGCAGCGGCATCGTCATTTGGGTCAGCCATTACAAAAGCTGGTTTTGGACCAGCCGGTGGCTTGTCGAGTTTTGCTTTGCTTTTGCGTGCCATTGTGTAATAGCTAAGGAAAATTGGAAAAGGTTTAGTTCTGACTGCGTAGCCGGGAATCACATCAGCCGTCATAAGACGAATAGATGTGTCCCGACTACACAGTCAGAACACGCCGGAAATTAATCTCCGGCGGTGCAGGCAAGGTACGCATGATATTGCGCAGTAACCTCAATACGAGGATCGATCTCTTTAAACACTGGCTCATCCTCCATGGATGCCAGTTCACCACGCAGCAATGCCGCAGTGTACTCGTTGTACAACCGCGCCATATGCCCGCGTAACTTTCGCGTGGTGCGCTTAAGCACACGTTCCCGCAGAAACGCTGCTCGCTCCCAGAAGTTCGCTAGCCCCGAGATTTCATCTGCGAACTTCTCTGCAGTCCTGTCGAACAAACGATGCGCCTTTTCATCTACGATCTGAAACTCCGGCGCTCGTTTCTTGCAACGAGTGGTGACTGCTAGGCGGATTTTCTCCGCGGTAGCCGAAAGAGACATGCGTTAACTCCCTTGTAACGCGTGGAAAGGGAGCTACTGATACGATACAGTAGCGACAATAAATATGCCGCGTTTTTGGGAAAAATTTAGCGTCGTCTGGAATTCGCGAATTGCGAACATCGTTGCAATTAAACGACTTACGGCGCAAAGTATCGTGTTCTAGAAAATGGAAAATGCAACCGCCGCCCCGCGCTGACCTAGGGCATGGAGCCCGTTGGCCGCGTGGAACGCAGCCGTTCAGTCAGCGCAGGGCGGCGGAAGATCGCAGCCTACACGTGGCAGGTGCGGCTAGAACGTGAGCTGTACAGTTTGCCCGCCAGCGTTCACATAGACCACGCGAATTTTACTGGCGTCAAGTAACGATTTGAGAAGTGTCTTTTTCTCGGAACTCATTCCGGCAAGGCACGATTTAATTTGCGCCATCGCACTTCGTTGCTTTTCTTGTTTTTTACGGGCACATGCGCCACACCCGCCAGCCTCAGTGCGGAACAAATCTTTTTTGTTGAACAGGCAGGGAATGCTTTGCGCGTATTCCGGGTTGTTCATCATTGAGATAATTGTACTGTCTTCAAGTACTACCATGTCGCGCATAATAACCTCACGGTGAAACTGGCGCAGGACCGATCCATACCGCGCCGCCGGGCAGCAGGTGGTCTGCCGTGTCTAGCGTGCTCTTAAGCCGCTGAACATCCTCGACAACGTTTTCAATAAATTCTTTAACTTCGGATCGCGACCTGAGCAGCACGTCTACGTAATTCAACCGGAACCACGCCGGACGGTCATTTGGAATCGGATCGTCTTCGGGATACTCTTCCAGATCCGTCGGCGAACAGACGTGGTCAAATGCGCCTACGCGGGCTTCGGCGCCCGGCTTGAGGGGCAGCAGTTGATAGGCGAAGATTTTATCGGACATGTCTACGGGATCGCTCGCTGTAATGCGCACCCGAATGCCGTCTGTCGAATGGAAGTTGTAACGACTCACGCTCCATGTCAGTTTTACACGGCGACTGCTGGTAGACGGCGGCGGAGGATTTAACTCCGGCGTATAAAAATTGAGTCCCAGCGTATCCGGCAAATTGATAATTGGGTCAAGTGGGTCTGGTTCGCAACTTGAGCAGTTTGACATGACTTATCCTTGTAGAGGCAAGACGCGCGCAGTGATGTTTACAGGCCCCGGGGTTGTCGAACGCACATAGGCCAGCGCCAAACCCTCGTCGTCTGTGATCCCCGGTTGTGTGATTTGTACGGTGTTGACGTCCGCTATGATTTCAGCCTGTCGCCCTGCTACCGGCCGATCCCAAGGATCTCGTAGTCTGATTTTGATGACAGCGGCGTGCGTACCGTCGGCCAACACATGCGGTTTTGCGCCGTGCAAAAGTTTTGAACGTTCTGGGCTGACGCAACTCATGGAAACGTGTGCCTCTGGGGCGCGGAGCCGTCTGGGGGCGAGTAATATATTGTAACGCCAGTCGTTTCAATGTTAGGCGTTTTGGCTACAAATTGAATAAATTGCCGCATTGTTTCTTGGTCGTTTTCTTTGGCGTGCAGCAGTGCTTCGATAAATGCCGTCATGCACGGAGAAAGAACATTGTTGTCGGCGCGGCATCGGCAACCGCGTTCGCTGGCTGATTTGTCGTAGGCGGCGCGACAGGCTTCAAACTGTGGTTGAAGATTTGCTAGTCCGGGAACAGCGTCAAAAAACGGCTGCTGTTGTGCAAACTGCATAATGTTATCGCGGCTGATTGAAATCATGCGTGTAATACGCTGCGTCATAGATAGTCCTCGCGTAAGTGCGATCGCATTCTAGCCGTGTATTAAAAACAACGCTACGCTAACGCCGCCGCTTTTATGGCGGCTCGTAGTGTCGCGTTAGTTTGAATTGCGGCAATAAGCTGCGCGATAGTCAGTTCACCTTGCGGACCTGTGGGGCCGGTTGGCCCTACGTTGCCGCACGGGCCTGTAGCGCCCGTATGACCGACACCTGACGCGCCTGTTGCGCCGTAGGGTCCGGTAGGTCCAGCTGGTCCGCGCGGACCTGTGGCGCCACGCGCACCTGTAGATCCTGTATCGCCTTTTGAGCCTCTGGAGCCCGCCGGCCCAGATGGTCCTTGCGGCCCCTGTCCGCCGACCGAGCCGGCAACGCCTTGCGGCCCCATTAAACCCTGCGGGCCAATTAAACCTTGTAGCCCCTGTGCGCCCTGCAGTCCGCGGTCTCCTTTCGGGCCGGTGGCTCCGCGCGGCCCTGTGGCCCCTGTAGCCCCGTTAACGCCCGTAATACCTCTGGGCCCTGTCGGGCCAGTCGCGCCTTTTGGGCCCGTTATACCGTTCGCGCCGGCCTTGCCTTGCGGCCCGGTAGCCCCCGTCGCGCCTTTGACCCCGGTTGCGCCGGTGGCTCCTTTTAAACCTGTTGCGCCGGTAGCCCCGGCGACACCTGTAGCGCCTGTCGCGCCTACCGGCCCCGTCGCGCCTTTCGCTCCAGTAGCACCTGTTTTTCCTTGTGGACCGCTAACACCAGTGGCGCCTTTAGGGCCAGTCATGCCTACATTGCCCTGCGCGCCTTGCGGTCCGCGGGCGCCAGCTGGCCCGGCAGGACCTTGCGGGCCGTCATTTCCTTGTGGGCCTTGTGGGCCAGCTGGACAGACGCCACAGCCGCCGCCGCTGTCGGCCATTGTGATGCCGTCGTACGGCACCATCTCGACTGGCGCGTCGTTATTTAATGGGTCGGTCATGGTGGTTTAGTTATTTAAAACGGCGCGGACAGCGTTACGCAGGTTCGTGTTTGTATTCAATTGCGCGATAAACTCGTTTAAAAACGCGCCCGAGCGGACTAACTCGGCAATATTGATGTTAATGTTTCCGTTAATCGCCGACGTGGTTGCTGTAATTGTGCCGCTACCCACGGCAGATGGTGTAAATGTAATTGTACCACCGGCGGGTATTACTCCGGTTGCACCTTGCGGACCCGCTGCGCCTGTAGCGCCAACATTGCCACACGGCCCTGTCGCACCTTCTGGACCCGTCGCTCCGGCGGTACCAGTGGCCCCCTGCGGGCCAGTAACGCCGCGTGGGCCTGCAACACCTGTTGCGCCGGCAACGCCTGTGGCGCCCTGTAAACCGCGTTGGCCGGTTGTTCCCGCCGGTCCTTGTGGTCCCGTAGCGCCTTGAATACCTGTTGCGCCGATTTGACCGTTTTGACCGTTTTGACCGCTTGGCCCAGTTGCTCCGCGCGGGCCAGTAGCACCAGCCACGCCGGTTGAGCCTGTATCGCCCTTTGGGCCGGTGGCGCCGCGCAAACCCTGCGCGCCTGTAACACCACGCGGTCCGGTTGGGCCAACCGGGCCTGTAATACCGCGCGGGCCGGTAGCGCCAGCTGCGCCCGTAGCACCAGCAGAACCAGCAGCGCCAGCAGCACCCGCAGCGCCAGCTGGGCCAGTTACGCCGGTCGCACCACGAGCACCTGATACTCCAGCGGCTCCAGCAGGGCCGACTGGACCAGTTGAGCCTGTATCGCCCTTGGGGCCCACAGGACCTATTGGGCCGGTTACACCGCGGGGACCGATCGGGCCTGTTACGCCTTTTTCGCCTTTGTCGCCCTTCTGGCCTTTCGCGCCAGTGGGTCCGGTATTGCCTGTATCGCCTTTGGCGCCGGCGGGACCTTGCGGGCCAGATTGACCGGGATCGCCTGTGCAACCAGTCGGACCCATCTCGCCTTGAGGCCCGATAATACTTGCACCCGGAAGACCCTGCGGCCCGATGTCGCCGTTCTCGCCTTTCTCGCCTTTCTCGCCTTTCTCGCCTTTCTCGCCTCTGTCGCCCTGATTGCCTTGCATGCCGCCAAAGCCTGCAGGGCCGCGCGGGCCTGCAGGACCAGCCGGACCTTGTGGCCCGCCGGCGCCGGCGGGACCTTGCGGACCCTGTACGCCCGGTTCACCTTTTTCGCCTTGCGGCCCCTGTTGACCGACGCCGTCTTCACCCGGCTCACCCGGTTCTCCTTTGTCTCCCTTGTCGCCCTTCTCGCATGATCCGCTTCCACCGCCGCCGCTGCCACTGCCGCTGCCACTGCTCGTTGCAGGGCACTCGGTTGTGTTTAAGTCAATGTTGATGGTGAGCTGACCTGTTTCCGTATCAACTTCAATGCTGCCGGTTCCGACACCGCTGGGTTTGATATTAACCGTGCCGCCCGAGATACCTGTCGGGATGTATGCATATCCTTGCACTTCATATTTGCACGTAGTTGTCTCAACGATGTCGACATGTATTTCCGGTGTGCCGCCGCCGTACGGTCGCATCTCCAAACTGGCGCCCGTAAACTCTGGTACGCACGGTACGGGTACGCCGATAGTTAACTCAATGTCGTACGTACATACGCCCGGCTCGTCACCGCTACTGCCGCCTACCTGTGACGGCGTGACGTAACCGTAACCATACGGATACTCAGATTCGACAACATCAATGTTGACCTCTATCTGCGGGCACGGTTGCGGCGGGCATTTAGGGATCCAGATGTACGGCGTTATTTTGAATTCGCATAGATCGAGCTGTTCAACAAGAATCTCTGCGCGCGGTTCTATGCCGCAACCAGTAAGAGCAATTCCCTCGCCGCCTTGAATTTTCGGGATGCACGGCTTCGGGATGCCGATATAAAACGGTATGACTACGTCGCAGTAGTAACCCTCGTCAAAATTGAATATCGGGGAACTGGCGAACGCATACGGATCTGCCTGTGGTGGCAGAACGCGCATATCAACCATCATGGAGACAGTCGTGCACGGCGGCTTTGGAATCTGAATATCGATTTCAAAGTCAATCTCGTAGCAGCAAACCGGCGGATCATTTGTGCCGCGCTTTTCGTCGTATTCCGGGCATTTTTGAATTTCAAACTTGAACTTAGGTGGCACGTCATAGCCAACCTGATGTTCAAGGTTTTTGACGCGTACTGTCGTGCACGGCGGCCGAGGTTGCGGAACGTCAACGTGGATATCAAATAGAAATGTGCATGACCCCGGATCATTACACGTAGCCGGGGTTGTAGTTGCAATAAGATTGAAAAAACTCGGCGTATTGTTGAGCCGACCAGCCGGGCCATCTTTGTAATGGCTGTTGACGGTCATGAACTTCATCAACGTCGGGCATTTTGGTCGCGGAATCGGAATAACTAGATCTAGGTAGACATTGAAATCGCATGTCTCTGGTTGATCGCAGCCCGAGGCCGGCGTCACTTCCGTGACAATTTCAAATTTAGACGACCCGCTTACACACGTAGTGCCGGTGTAACCAACTTTCTGGGTAAACGATTTTTTTGTAATTTTTATGCATGGTGGCGGCGGAATTGGCACCACAATTTCAAGATCGATATCAAAATCACACTGGTCTGGTGTGTTGCAATTACCGGGCGTAATAGTCGAGGTAATTTCAAACTTGTTCGATTTGCCCTGCACGCATGTCGAGTCAGCGTAACCACTCGTGACCTCAAACGAATTAACGTTGATATTTGGGCACGCTGGTTTTGGAATCGGAATTGAAAGCGTCAGATCAAAATCAAATTCGCACTGATCGGGCGTATTGCACCCACCCGGGATTGAGCGCGATGTGATGGTGAAAGATGAGTCACCGCCCGCGCCGCACGTCGGGTCGTCATAGCCGACCGCAAGCTTGAACGTCGGCGAATTAAGAATTGGGCATGGCGTTCGCGGGATCGGTACAACAATTTCAAGATCAACATTAAACTCACACTGTCCCGGGTCGTCGCACGAGCCCGCGGTGTGGCTTGTTGTAATCTCAAATTTTGAACCACCTTGCGCGCACGTTTGATCGGCGTAACCTGTTGTGATTTTAAATGTTGGCGAATTGATGATTGGGCATGGCGGACGCGGAATTGGAATATTGATCTCTAACTCAACGTCAAATTCGCACTGGTCGGGTGTCTTGCAGTCGCCGGGCGTGTGCTTAGGCGTGATAGTGAACTTTGAATCAGGCTGCGTGCAGTTCTGATCGTTGTAGCCGGTTTTTACAGTCAGTGCAGGTGAGTTGATGATCGGGCATGGCGGCCGTGGAATTGGGATATTGATTTCAAGATTAACGTCAAACTCGCACTGATCCGGCGTGTTGCAGTCGCCGGCCGTATGTTTTGTTGTGATCGTGAAAATCGAATCTGGCGGCACACAGGTTTGATCGTCAAAGCCGGTGTTCACTACAAACGTTGGCGAGTTGATGATCGGGCAGGGCGGTCGCGGAATTGGGATGACGATTTCTAAGTCAAAATTAAATTCGCACTGGTCGGCGTTATTGCAGTCACCGGGTATAACGCGCGTTGTGATTTCAAACCGGTTCTCGCCCGTGATGCACGACGAGTCGTCATAACCGGAGGTAACTTTTAATACTGGCGGGTTGAGCGTCGGACACGGCGGGCGCGGTATTGGAATGGCAATCTGCAGGTCAACGTCAAATTCACATCGCGCGGGCGTATTGCAGTCGCCCGGTATTTCGCGGCTGGTGATATTGAAGTAGTTCTGTTTGCCCAACAAGCAATCGCCGTCCGAGTAACCACTGTCGACGGTAAAGTTTGTCAGGTTAATAAGCGGGCACGGCGGCCGAGGAATTGGCACCGCAATTTCAAGCTCTATTTCAAACCGGCACTGATCAGCGGTGTCGCAATCGCCGGCCGTGATTACCGGCGTTAACGTGAATTTGTTTTGCGCGTCCGTCATGCACGAGGAATCGGCATACCCAGAATTGACGGCAAAATTAGTAATGACGATTTGCGGGCACGGCGGTTTCGGCACCGGGATCTTTAGATCCAAATCAATGACAAATTCGCAGCTGTCTGGCGTGGTACAATCGCCGGGCGTGATAATTGGTGTGATGCGTATTTCGCTGGTTTGCGTGACGCAATCCTGATAACCGACTTCCAAACCAAACTCGCCGGCGGTAAGCGTGCTGCACGGTATGCGCGGAACAGGAATGTTCAGGTCGAGCGTGACTTCGTATTTACACGGATCGATATCTGTTTGTTCAATCTTGAGCTCGTTTTTAGCGGAGTCGCACGCGCCTGTTCCGCTGGTATCTACAAAGTTGACGCCCAGCGTCGTCACTGCCGAGAAGTCTGGGCAGCGAATGCCCACTTCGGTCGGCGGCTCGCGCGGGATGATCGGCGCCTGACAGCCGTAGATCGGCGGCGGCAGCGGCGCAATCTCGCACACCGACGAAATAAAATCGAAATCCGCTTTTGGTACGGGTTCGATCGGGCACTGCGAGTCTTTGAAAAGATTTTCAGCCATGTTATGTGCAGTTTACCTGCGCGTTTGGTTTCTTCTGCACCTTGATTGTTCCGTCGTCAATCAAAATGTTAATTCCAGCGCCGCCAATGATATTGATATTTGTACCGCCAACACCGTTTACTGTCGTGATGAGTTCGTCACAGGCCGGACCACCGCTAAAAAATTTGCTGTCTGCCGCGAGCGGTTCTGCCGGGTACAGCGGTATTTCGCTTCCGTGCGCACACAATTCTGCGCTCGTTGACCCGGCTCCAGCGCCTTTAGTCGCGCTGACACTCAACTCATTGGCGCGGTCTGTTTGTGTAATTAAGCAGTTATAACCTTCTTTGAGCCGAATGTCGCCCTTTATGCAGCGCGCATTTAGGATGATTGGCCGGTTATCGTTCGTGCCGGTGACGCCGCAAGCTGGCACACGAACGCGGTCGTAATTTCCAACACTGATTGAACGCAAATATGCCTTGTTTAAATTTTGAATAAGCGCCGGTTCAACGCGGTAATCATTGTCGGTAAAAGACCACGTGCCGGATGAAAAAACATCACGAAGCGCGCCGAGCGGGCCGGTAGCAATAAACCCAGACCAAATTGGTTCTTCGGCGCATTGTTTGCTGTTAAGCGGCGCGGACTCGGCATACTCGTTTAACCACTCGTTAGATTCTTGCTCGCGAAAAAATGACAGTGTGGCACTACTGGCATTTGTTTTAAACACAAACTCAAACACCGGCACCGTATCAACCACAACGCTGTTAATTGCCGACAACCAAACGGTGTGCTGCGTCTCGTCAAAATACGCGTCGAGACCCATTACAAAACCGGCGTCAACAATTACGCTCGTTGGCAGCGGGGGCAATGTGGCTGGTTTGTCGTAAACGAACGGATACGCGCGGTATTCGTTATCGTTGTAAAATCCGGGACGAGGCATTACACAACGCTCCTACCAACGGTATCGACGACAATTGTCTCGCCGTCAACATAAATTCGCAACACGGCGTCGTTGACCAGTTGATTTGTAGCAGTAAACGTAAAACTGCCGTATTCGTCGGGGCCGCAGCCGTTGATGGTTTTTAAATAAGGTTTGGACGGAAAATTCTCGCCTTGCGGTTCACACAGGAATCTTTTAAATAGCGGGACGCCGATAATGTCAAATCGAATCACATGCGGGCCGTCTTGGCGCAGCACAACGCCTTGATCGCCAACCAGCCAGATGTCGCCTGTTAAGAACTGCTTTTTTTCTGTTTGGATAGCGCGCACACCGGGTTCATTCGCCGGGATCACTACCGTAGATACAAACTCTGTTTCGCCCTGCGTAAACGGATAGGCGCCAATTGCCCACGCAGAAAAACGCGCAAGCGCTATTGGAGTTGATAGCAACATTCCGGCCGGGCGACCATAGATATCTGAAAACAACAGTATCCCGTCCGCCGGTGGCGACAGCGGATTGTAACGCGAAAAAATTCGGCTTGTTAGATCAGAATCGCCAACCGTGATCGTGACTTGTTGCGCCGTTACGTCTATCGACGAGATATACGCGCGAGTACCACCACCGATCGCAAAGAATGACGCGTCAATAAAAGTGTCTGGCGCAATTTGAATTGTTTCAGCTGCCGCGCTTTGCAGCGTGGCTGTATCTGCAAACGGGTAACGTGACGTCAACTGTTCGTCGCGAAACTCTGGAAATAAAATACGCGCGTCGGTCATCACTGCACCACAAATTTGTTAAAAAACGTATAAGACTGGTTTGTAAATAAACCAACAGAACCCGTAACCTCGCCGGGATTGGTGATGCTTGTGAAACCAGTTGCAGCGTGCGTGCCGTCAAGTTCTGATACAGAAAAATTTACAGTAAGCGCATTACCGTTGAGATTTAAACTTGTATACAGGCGATACCACGTGTTTACTTTTGCGTTGTAGTTTACCGACAGCTCTTCGGTAAATATGTCGTTGTTGTAACGCAGCACACGGATTTTTGCTCGGGTAGCATCAACAAGTACAACAAGGTACCGGGTAACGACTTGGTTTAATTCAAGTGTCTGCAAATAATTCAGCACAACGCCGCCGTTACGCGCGATGCCGTTCGTACCGATTTTGAATTCTGTCATGATTGTGCGACTTAGCGCCCAATCTGTTGCGCAGTTTTTCAGTGCCGCTACGTTCACTCCGCCTATGCCGGCGGAGGCGTATGTGCCGTGATTAGTCAGCGCGCTTCCGATATTTGGATTGAATTCTGCAATCGAGCAGTTTCCACAAACCGGCGGCGCTTTTGTTTCGGCGGCTGAGAACACCCCTGTTTTTGTTTCAAAGTAAGCGCTTGGCTGGCACGAGCTAAAGTCGGCACACAGCGGTATTGGAAGACACGCGTAATCGCGGTCTGTCAATGTTTCGTCAACAATAAGATCTATGGCTGTTGTCGGGTCCGGCCAGCAATATTCATCGATAACAATATCGGTTTCGTTGTAATTGCTGCCTTCCCAGCGATATACCTTGTTTGTGTCAAACGCCAGATATAATTTATTTAGTTCGCCGGCTGGCGGAAAAGCTGCAACATTAGCAAACGTATAAATGTTTTCGCCGGTGAGCGTGCAACACAAATCTTTGAACTCTTGCGGTTTTTTTGGTGTATTGGCAGCGCACACTGACGTCAGGCCAACATCTGTCACGATGTCGGCGCCACCGCAACCAGCGAAATTGATATTTGTAAAACCATCAAATACGATGTTGATGTTTCCGGCACAATCTGGCGCAACACCGTTGATAGTTTCAATTGGTGTTTTTGGGCAGGTACCGCTTTCTGGTCGTTGGCCGCAGGGACCAATAAATGTCTGTAATGGGTTGTATTCGCCCGTGATTAACGCCGCGTCTAATCGAAATACAACAGCCGGGTAATCGACGCCCTCGTATTGAATAGTTTCGTATTTAGCGGTAACGGGCGAAGATCCTATTAGATTGACGACGCCCTGTAGCGCTGTACCAAGATTTATTTTGCCGATAGTAGGGATCGGCAGTGGTCGGTAGGGGCGTGCGTTTCTAGTCTGAATTAGTGTCTGCGTTGGCCGACTATATCTACCGGCAAACGCTGTATCTACGCCGGGGCCAAAAGCAACCCAGCCAGAAACTCCCGGCACAAGTGGCGTCACACTGTAATTAACATAAGGCGAAGCTGGTTGCGGTACAGACACCGCGCAGATTGTTTGCCCCTGCGTGTCAGCCGGTGATTCAACGACACCAAAAACGACTGTAACAATTCCAGCAGATACAGTTAAACCCTGCACGTATAAATACTGACCGAGCGGCCGCGGAAACCTAATATGGCAATCAACAAGAATGTCGTCGCGAATAAATGCGCCGTTGTTGTCGAGACCGCTAGACAGATCGTCAAGCGGGTAGCGCCGCGTTGACTGGAGGTTGTACCAATTCTGGTTGCGTATAGACATGGCTCAGCACGGCCCCTCGGTTTTACCGTCAGCATTACAGTGTAACGTCTGCACTGTCTCTGATACGGCCGCAGGTGGTGGAAAACCATCAGCGAGATTAACGCCGCAATTTGTCAGAATAGGCGAGTTATCGCTTAGGAGAGCTCCGGTTAAAACACCGGTAATTACATAAGGACCGCGGGCTCGTGTTTCAACCGACGGCGTTTGCGTGTCATCTAGTTGAGTAAATTTTACGCGAAATTGTACATAAGCAGACGACCCCGGTTTAAGTTGTGGAAATGCTGCTGTGTAGTTGCGCCCGTCGCTGCTGACCGTGATGCCGATTGCGCCGCCGCGGATGCCGGGCGCGTACATAGCCGTGTGACCGCATTCTAATGACGGCGTCACGTGTACCGGTGTTTGTTGCCCCGGCAGCGCCACTAAATCACCGGATACGTCCAGAGTTACAGTCAGACGAGACGGATTAACACATGTTTCGCAGGGATTGCACAACATCATTACGACGTCCATGTATGCACAACGCTGCGGAACAAGAAACAGCCGTAGCGGACGTTGCACGCTGCATGCGCGCTGGTCAAGCCACCGCGCTATATTGTTTTCGTGCTCTGTGCGCACTTTGTCCGCCCGCTGGCCAATAAGCCGGTATCTGTAGCTCGTATCGTTCATGTATTTTGCTGTAGCGGCGTAGTCGTTGCAGCTGCAGCACGGCTCGCAGTCGGCGCCAATCTGCTGATGTGCTGTAGTAGAAGGATTTACCGCATACGGCGGCGATATCCCGACAGACACGGGGCGGCGGGCCCACAAGCAATCAGTGCCAGAAATTCGAAAATCGCCGTTGTCGCTGCTGAGTCCGTTAATTTTTGTAAGCGGTACACCTACGTTGCCGCCGCAATTTCCATATCGTCCCAAACCGGTACCGGCAACAGCGGTAAAATTTATTTTTGTGTTGTTACGGAAGTTTTTTGTTTCTGCTGTACCGGCCACAATTTCTGTGTTGTACCCATTCACAAATTTTATTGATTCGGTATACCGCGGACTGATTGCGTTGCCGTTGCGTACGCGTAGCGTTAACAACCGTTTAGGCATTTTGTAAACAGCGCGTTCATCTAACCGCGCGTTCGACGGGGCGAGATATTTATCGTATTGCCGTCGCGTGTCATCATCTATTTGTTGGTTGTCGTCGTTTGGCCACGTGGTATAGGTAACAAGGCGGCATACAGCGCGCGCAGTCTTCCACTCGTAAATACGGTAATCGGCGCCCCACGCGCTGACGTTAAACAATACGTCCTCGTGATTTGTGTCAAGAATGACGCGGTTATGGGAATCCACAACAACGATGTCTGCCGCGTGGACTGAAACCGGAAAACCGGGGGCTGGAGTATTCTCAACACATCCGATGCCGTATAGATATTTAATTCGCAGCGGGTGGGTTGCTTTCGGGGCGCCGGAGTCGTATTCGCCAGCGTCGTCATACGACAGATGTAGGTCAGCGACAAGATATTGAATATCTTCTGACGGCGAGACTAAAGGATAATCTAAGCCGCTTTGCGGTTGCACTACGCCGAGCCCGCTGCGGCCGGATTTTGATGTGGTGTAGTCGGGGCACGTCATATGTCACCCCGTTGAACAACCAGAGTCGCCGAGCTGGCTACCGAGCACGACGAGGCTCATTTGCGTTACTTCAGATCCAAGTCGCGTGATAAAGTTCTGTAGCGTAGTGACGCCGTCGCCAAAGCGATTAATCTGGTCGACGATTGCGTCCAGCTCTGTGCAGCCACAACAAGGTTGCGCACACGTATCTGCAAATTTTAATCCGTTACTCATCGGCGTAATCTGAATACAGTCGTCGGGCGCGATAATAAAATTGCCGTCTGAACTGCATACACCGTTGATACACCGAATACACTCGCCGGTTGTTGGTGTATCGCAGTAACACTCTTCATTCAGATTTGTGTTCGCAATAGCGTCAAAAACAATTTCTGTTTCAGCGCCAAAATTAGCGGCCGTAATCCGAATGTTGTTTCCGGCGACAAGCGTGACATCGCCGTAAATGGGAGCACTAAGTTCGCTGTTGTTTGAGACGCGCAGTCGGGTTACGGCCCGCAACATTGGCCGAATAGCGTCTGTCTCTAGCTCGCCGTCTGCGGGTTCAAACTCGTACAACCCCGGCGGAAGTAAATCAACCTCGTCTAGTACGCCGAGCACGACGCGGCCCACGCAGTCGTCGAAGTCGCCTAGACCGCCGAGCGCGTAAGACCGGTTTGGTTGATAGTTGCTGCGAATAATATTGGCAGCGGCGACGTCTACGGTTTGACCGCCAGCGGCATAGCCAACTGTGATATTAAAACCGGTTGGCGCAATCAGTATGCTTTTGATGTAAAAGTTATTTGGCGCAAACGACAGGCCAGAGTGGATAGGCAGGTACAAGCCAACAATAAAGCTGTCTGGCAGCCTAATCGTTTTGCTGACGTCTGTTTTTGTGGCGCGCTCTGTCAGCGGGTATGACCGCTGCGAGTTGTGATTGAGCCACTGTAGATTCCAGTTTCCAATTGGCATGGCGGCTCACCTATTATGTTGCGCTATAGACGATACCTGTGACGCGCAACACGCCAATTTCTCCGTATACGTTATCTTCTGTGCGTCCAATCGTGACGAGCACGGTGTCGCCTTCTTCCACAGAAAACTCCGCGCTGTCGCGCTGAATTGCGTGATCGATGAACAAGTTAGCGCTCGAATCAAAAATCAGTGGTACGTCGGCTGTTTCCAGCTTTTCACCGTCTGTTGCCGTCGAAGCCGGTTCTGAAAGAATGCGGCGCGTCATATACAGCGACGGCATAACTTTACGTGCGCCTAGTGGTGCCGCGCCGCCGTCGCGACCAAATAGCTGCACGCGAATTTTCATCTTTAAGTTATCGCCAATATTGCTTCCGGGCACGTTAAACCGCAACCGCAATAGCGCTTCTTGCCCGCTCGGAAAACCCAAGTACGGAATATCCATGTACAGGCGCTCAACGGTGTCGCTAAGGCGAATAATTTGCGGTGAAATTTCGCGTTCAACCAGTTGATCAGTGTAGTCAATTTTCAAAATACCCTGATGCAGGGTAATCGGCGCGGTGGTAGTCAGATCGAACTGTTGCTTTTCGCTGGTTGTCAAGTTGCGCGGCGCACCACGAGAACCTGTAATTGAAATTTGATTTGATGTGGTAAAGGCACCCTCGGCAATCCAACCGCGCGTTAACTGGTGCCGATTGATCACACCCTTAATAGCCTGTCCGCCGCTGGCTTCTTCCGCAGCAATTTGCAGATCCAAATTTAACTGTAAGTCGCCAGTCGATGCCGGCATATCTGCGCAGTTTGTAATAGCAATCGGGCTGTTGACCGTGGCAGCAGCTGGTGTTGTTGTCGTGGCAATGTTATTTGACGCAGCAACGTCTTTAACAACACTTGTCACTGACTTACGATCGTTGCCGACCAGCATGCGTAGGTAGACCACAGCGAGGCGCAGAGTTTCGTTGCGCGGGCACTCACCTGTCGGCGGCGGATCTTCTTCGGTGACTGGGGTTTCCGACCACGGTACGTCTCCCGTGCAATTGCTCATCCACCAAATGCCGTTGGTATCGCAAATTGCCAAGCCATTGCGGCCGAGCGGGATTTCTGTGGCGCCAACGTGGTCAGCTCCTTTGTCCCAGAGCATGGCCACTGATTGAATCGGCAGGGGCGGCCACACATTAGCCAGCGCTGAATGCTGGCTCAGGTTGTAACCAAACAGCGCGCCGTTCGGGGCCTTGCCGTTAAAAACAGAATGACTTGCTGGCAGCCATCCGGGCAACGCTGGGTTTGGGTTGGTAATAACGCGATGACTTGCGCCGTTATGAACGATTGCGGCTGTCGTACCGGCGGGCTGGGCAACAAGATCAAAACGATAGTGCGTGTGCTCGTCGATGAAGTCTCGAATGTGCGGCATAACCACAACGCGCGGCACACTGGAACAGTTATTTTTTGGTCCTTGTACGTGGCAAACGCTAACGGTAACTGCCGGTTTCTGCCGGACTAGTTTTCCGGGCTCAGCCGACGACAGGTAATAACGCCCCGGCTCAATTGGGCCGTCGATCGCGTTCTGCAAATCCGGCACATTAACAATGCCGCGCAACACGATATCGCCGAGCGTTTCAGATCGTTTGGTGAGGCAGATCCCGACGCAATCCGACGACGGCTGAACTGCAAGCGCCTGCGTTTCGCTGTTGGTCGTTACGGCTGCCAGCGCCTTTTCGTAACGATGCTCGACCCAGTTCCAATACACCGGCTGGCCGGGAAGTACGTCTGAGCAAATCGTCGCGCCGTTGTCTACGAGCGCCTGCCCGAGAGCCGCTGCGTCGAGACGGTCTTTGAGATAGTCAGTGCGGTCCTCTAGCGTACGGTCTGGGCGGGAAACAATGCCCGCTTGGACCGGCTCGCCGGGATTGACGTGTTTGATATTATGCAGCCAGTTACCGGACATCCTTGTCCTCCGGCAGTTAGTTGATTACAGGAATGCGATATCCCAAGTGATGCCGATTTGCGACGACGCTTCCTTGGTCACCTGATTATTTTCGGCAAACACCGTGCGCGCAAAAACAACGTCCTTCGACCGGTCACTCATTACCGGCGCAGCCACTAATGCCGCCGCATAGACGCGGCTATTACTGCTGGCACGAAATGCTTTATTTTCGCCTTCGTACACCACGCGTGCTTCGGACGTTTGCGCAAAAAACGTTAATTGATTGCCAGATTGATTCACCGGCAGATTGGCCTCGTAGCCTGTAGACACGCTCAGCGCCGGTTCAATGGTCAGCGGCACGCGTATAAAATTTCGCGTTTCCGAGTCGACGAGCGAGTTGTAATACGATATGTCAGCGCTACGGCCAAGCGACACGGGCGAGATGGTTAGTTCTGGGTCTAGGTTTTCGTACTCGATGTACATCGCCGAAATGTGGTAATCGAGGCGGTCTGGTTGGCGTTGGTAGCCGAGCTGCCTTGCGGCGATAAAACCCCAGCCGTATTGAATCTGGTTGGGCTGCGACCACAACGGCAGCTTCAGACCGGTTTTTTCATCTACACGCCACAAAGACACGTGTCCGCGAACGCCGAAGATAGGGTCAATGTTATCAGCAGCCATTGTTCTTCCTTATTGACAGGTGCCAGACACCAGCCGAGCAGACGCGCCAAGATCTTGTACAAGTTCTACGGGTATGGCGTCTCCCAGCGGTTCTGCTCCGGTAAATTTCGAGATGGCCTCAGAAATGGCGTTTTCGGGGATTATGTTATCTTTGTCGGCAGTTAACTCGAAAATTACGATCATTGCCGTTTGCGGCGGCAATAATCTACGTAGGTGCCTAATATTGTACAATCCGAGCTGATTTAACCCTAGGGCGCTCACGGAAATTCTGACGACAAACACGTTATTGCGTAGCACATTTTCTACGAGAAAACGCAATGGGTTAATTGTCTTCGGTAAATGCGCGGCAGACGGCTCTGTTTCTGCGTTTGCGCGCCTGTCAAACAGGTGGGCTAACGTCCCAATACGGCGTTTTGCGGCGCACGGGTCTTGCGCTTTTCGTGCCGTCGCGGCAGCAATACCGCGGGCGTGTACTTCGTCAAAAAAGCGTTCGAGGTCGGCGGGGTAGCCGCCAAGTTGAAATTTTACATACGTATACCCGCTTGGGTGAGCTGTATCAATCTCAAGCGGAACGACCTTGTTTTCGAACACAATATCGCCATAAAAACAAGCCGACAAGAAACCGCTATCGAGGGCAAGGGCGGCGATATTTTTTCGAACCGGCTGGCACGGCTCCATATTCGGATCGAGCAGCAAGTCGTCGTCGGTTTCGGTGGTGAGATTCTCCCACGCGCTATTGGTCAAGATATCGTTTGGGGGTGGGCAACAAATAACCGGCTGCGCGTTGTCGCTCCGGGCATAAACGTTACCGACAAAAAACTCGTGAATATCAACGCCGTATATTAATTGCGTACCAGCGGTGATAACCTGTTCAACTTCAACGCGCGGTACTGCGTTTTCTGTGAAACGGTAAACAGCTTTATCCGTGACTATGAGTAATCCGCGGGCGTCAGTGTCCACGAACTCCACGGTTTCGACCGGACCTACGCTTACCGGTATACCACAGATAGCCGCCAACGCGCTGTCAAGAATCGCCGCTGTCGCGCCGCCTTCTACCAACCCAGAGATGATGGCGTTCGTCAAGTCTTTGTAACCTTGACTTGTTCGCAGCTTTACACCTACGGCATACGCAAACTGATTAAAAACGTTGTCGTAATCAAACTTGCCGCAGAACGCCCATAGAGTAAGTTCCGTGTCGCCCGGATTGTCTGGCGCGACGCGTTTTGTAAACAGCGTGTTTGCAAACGGGTCTTGCGCAAAAACAATTACTTGACGGTCTAGGTCGATCAAGAAATCTGTATTTTTAATCAGCGCGCCAGTTGGAAACGTAATGCGATTAAACAGTTGGGTTACGTCCGCGAGATTGTCGGGGAGCGGGAACGAAAAAAACCGAGACGCGGGCGCGCGGTCAAAGCTTATCGTGTCATTATTAAAAGTCGTGGTTGTTTTATCGAATCTGACGCTGCTCGTGCGCAGTGTGTTGCACTCTGATTTTTTGAGCACGACAGGCGATAAAAATTCAGTGTGAAACAGTGGCACATCGTACCGACTCATCGACTCCACAGCTTCGATCAAATTTTGATAACTTTGATTGACAAGCTGTGCGGTAGCCAGCGTGTACGAGTGCACCTGATCGACGCCGTCGTAGAGCTTAGACCAGAAGCTACCTAGCGCCGCGATAAGGTTGCGACTGCGGTCGAGGTCTGAGCCGGGATAGACAAACTCTGGTTTTTTCATTGTTAGCTCGCCCAACCGCCTGATACAACGGAAATAGAGATATCTTCCGGTCGTGTTAAAAACGCGGTTGTGCGCCCGGTGACTAAACGCGCAACATCGTCCGGTATTTGCAGAATTGTATTGTCTCGAATACGGGCGGTAGTGCCGTCAGGCCGCCGAATCCGACCGAACATGTCAACGCTACCGACGGCTTGACGCCCGCTCAAATACCTATGCACTACGTTTGTGATAACAGACGCGTGCAACTGGCCAGAGAACCCAATCGCCCCAATGGCTGTGCTGATGCTTTTTTTGATAGCCTCAAGATTTGGCGCGGCTTCGGCAGCTGGCTTGCGGATTTCAAACGAAATCTTTGTAAAACACGGCACCGGCGCTTTAACCAGTATGTCAGTCGCACGCGGTCTCGTTTCTCGACCCGTCAAGTAGTCCTGCAGTTCGGCGATTAGCGGCATACCTACAGTTGTTACACCGTACAGCTTTTTTGTCTGGCCGGCGACGAGTGTCGGATTCGGCTGTATATCGGTATTCACAAAACGAATAACCGCAGTTTGGTATCGCGTGTATGCACTTTCGGGTATGTACATGATGTCAGGCACAAAATCTAACTCTGAAAAATCGACGTGGCGCGTGTCGAGCAGCACAGAGTAATTCACGGGTTGCGCCACAGTCGGATCGACGACACTGACAACTTCATAAAAACCCGGCGCGGCTTCGCGGTTGATCGACACCTGCCACACAGTGCCGGTCGTCGTTCCGCCCACCAGCGCGCGTTCAGCGCAGTCGCCCGAAGAGTTTGTTGGCGGCAAATATGGTTCGACGTACGTGGCCGTCAACATGTGTTCTTTTTCTTGCGCATACATATTGGTCTGCGCGTAAATATCTATTTTGCCGCCGCCTGATACAGGAAACAGCGTGTGTTGGTCGCGCTGCTGCTCAGCATCACCGCAGCCTAGAATCGATAGGTTTTTGATATTAGAAAATGCTGACTGCGTAGTCAGCGCGGCTTCGTAGCTTTGCCGGCTGCCAATTGTTTTGGCCGCCAGCCCGCTCGCCAACCGTTGTAGGTATTGAGAGTTTGTGGCCGCATCAGAACCTTCGATGAAGTCAGTGGCGGCGTACGCGGCGGCGACATTATTGATCACGCTATTTGGCGTTAGGTTTACGCCGCGCTTAATGTTCCCAGCTGAGCCAACTGACAGCGCGATCACTGTGATTGTTGCGGCGAACGTTCCGTCGCCGACTGGAATCATTTTTCTTTGGTTTGTTTCTGTAGCCTTGTCTGCTGAAGCTGCAGAAAAAACAACAAACGAGTTTGTCGGCACAAAAACGACGCCGGCGTCTTCGGCAGCAAACCGTACGGCGCTGGAAATCTCTGTTCGTGTGTCGGAGTTGAAAATGATTGTTAGCGCGCCTGTTGCTGGCGTACCGTTGTCGCGCGTCAGGTTGAAATTGGACAGAACCTGATCAACCAAGTCGGCGTCAGCGAGTTCCGGGTTTTCGGTTATTTTGAGCAGGCTTTTGCTCTGCTGCACGCGGTCGATATTTTCTTGAATGGCGGCATTCAACAAGCCGTCAAAATAAAGCACTAGATCGTGAAATACGCCGCGCGTTAATTCCACTTCTGGGTGACGTTCCGCCATAAGCTGCGACAACGTCGCAACCATTGCTTGCACCTTTTCTGGGTTTAACTGCGTCAGGCTTGAAATTTCAATTGGCATGTGTCACCTATGGCAGCGTGGCTACCGGTAAAATAACGGCGCGCTCGTCGCCGGCTAAACTTGTAATCATAACACGCATGTTCAGATATCCCGGCAATATGGCAACAGACAGTAATTCTGCGTCATCAAAACGCTCGTCGTCTGGCATGCCGTCGTATTCTTCAGCTTGCAGTGTGACTCGTACGCGTAGATTTGCGGCATTAAAACTTTGGGTAACGTCTAGTTGCGTGCGCAGCATTCCCTGCCGCAACAGCGTCATAAAGTCGCTGCCGCGGGCGGGCAGGCCGGGCATGGAACCTTTTTCAGTTAAAAATTCAAGCGCCCACCGCTGGGCCAGTTTTTGTATACCGGCGCAAATTTTGCCGCTGTTATCTTCGTCATATAGCACAAGTCCCAGCTTGCTCTCCCGTAACGTGTTAACGTTTTGCAAGGCGAGAAAGTCGTATTTACGCTCAGCGAAATCTTGAAGACCCATAAATCACCTATGCCAGTCCGGCAGCTCCGCCGGGATTGATGTCGCCCGTAAAACCGTCAGATCCGCCGGCGGCCCCGGCGTCGATATGTGACTGAACATTGTCTTTGAAAAACGAGAAGACGCTCTTTTTTGCCATACCGTGACCGTGCAGCCGGCCGTGCATAAACGACATACAGCGAGCATAGCTAGCGTGCCGTGTCCGCCACGCCCGTTCCTCGACGGCCATAAAGTCTGCCTGCCACTTCATGGCAATCAAATCACCCGTTGTCCCGCCTTGCTTTTCTGGTCCTGCAAGAACGCTTTCCGAGTAGATTTGATTGATGTTGTTTCTGTCCCAGCTGGGAAAGCTCATACCGGGGACGTCCATCAACTCTTTTGTTTTAATTTCATCGGGGGTGTGCCACGGCCGCCAATCAGTCATATAGGTGTCGAACACCTCGGCCATTTTTTTAGCCCGCTCTTCGAGTTGGTTGATACGGGCTTCAAATTTCCCGTCGACCTGTCCTTTACTTGCGCCAATGCCAGCCATAGTTACGTCTTCTCCTTAAAATCCACCTTGGGTGTACTGTTTATCGAGCAGGGACTGAATCTTGGCGGCACGTTGGCTGACGGCACCCGGCGTGATATTTAATCGGCGCGCAATGTCTTGCGTGCTGGCTTTACGCCGGCCATTACGTCCTAACGTCATATCGGCAATCAACTTGTCGACCGGCCCAAGATCGTCATAGACAAAGTTGAACCATGCATCCGCAGAGCGTGTGCTGTTTGGAATGTTACTAGCTACATCGCCGCCGTACGCTTCATCGTCGCCAACTTCGCGCGTCGTCATGCCCTCGGATACCGGCTGGTTGAATGCGCGAATTTTTTGTATCCGTTTTTTTGACAACCCGGTTTGGTCCGCGAGTTCGTCGTCTGTCGGGTCGCGCCCAAGTTGATCGCGCAGTTCGCCTTCACTTTCGTTGAGTCGCGAATAATCCAAACCGACTTGCTCTGGGATAGTTATGATATTTTGTGCCTGCGCTGACAGTCGCCGTAAGCTCTGCAGTTGAGACAGAAGATGCGTGCGCACATTCCCGCGCTTGGGGTCGTACGTGTCGAGCGCTTTTAAGGCCATCATTTTCGCGCGAGACCGAATGGTTGGGCTCGCGTTCTGTCCGGCATAGCTCATGACGGCTGTGTCTATAACGGGCTGCAGCGTCCCCAACAACGCCGTATTCGTTTCGGGCGTTTTGGTCGTCTGCCACGTTTGGTACGCCGTATCAAAAGCTGAGCTGACACCTGTCGGTTTTTTGTCAGAAAAAGGGGCAGGAATATCGCCCAAAATGGACGGCATGCCAGTAGGTTTTTTTACAGTATCGTTTTGCATTATTCTGGTTTCCGTAATGGACCACCCGGCCATTTCGTGCCCTCTACGTACAGCGGCGCGTACTCTTTCGACACAAGCGTCGTGTCTTTGTCTTCTTCCTCAGTGCGCAGATACGACAGCGCAAACGACGTGCCGGCAAGCGCACGTTCAGCGTTAATTGCATACGACACTTGCGTTACTGCGCCAATCATCGACCCGTCTGACTGAATTTCTGACGTCGGCATTTCAATTTTAACAATACTGCCCGGTGCGATGTCGAAACGTAATTTGCCGGATAGTTCGCCGTACCGCTGGCTTAAAAACTCGGTCTTGTAGAAATGTTCAGCAAAACGCGAGCACACCTTGTCCGACATGGCGTCTGCGATATCTGGAGCAGGTAACCAGTCAGGTGGTGGATTTTCTTCGCCTGTTTGCGGCGCTAAACAGCAGCCGCCGCGTTTGCCGTTCACGCTGGTTGTGGCCGCACTAAAAATAGGCCACGGCGACATGTTTGTCAGCCATGTCGGTAAATCTTTAAACAGCTTCAACCCGTCACGCTCTGTGTCGCCTTTTGGCGGATACTGGCCGGCTGGCTGCGTGTAGCTATCGGTAGTTCGAACTTGCCCGCCAACTTCAAGCATTGGGTCGAGTTGGCTTGGCCAGAACACTACAACACTGTCAATAAGCTGACTTAGCGACGCGTTAAAATTTGCGTAACTGTATTCGTCGCCTTTGATCACGTACTTTTGATTTCCGTCGTGTTGAAGCCCGCCAAAAAACGGAATCACACACGCATGTTCAATACTTGGGGATACCGCAAAGAAAAATTGTGGTGCATACTCCCCAACAAGTTTTCCCCAAAACGATGTGTAAGCAAACGACTCCAGCGCGTCTTTTGTTAGCGCTGTACGCACCGATTGCTCAATGTTGTGCCCGGGTAAATCGGTCACGTCAATGGCTAGTGGTGTTGTTTGTACGGAAGCTGCTTGCGCGCCCATGGGGTCGCCTTTGGGCATTCTTTCAAGCGCTTTTAACGCAGCATTATTTGGTTTTGCTTGCGGTAGATCCCACTCAGCGATCTTTTTAAAGATAGGTTTGATGACCTTGGCCCACAGGTCGCTGCCGATGTTTGCTTTGGTAACAAGTTCTTCGTCAGAGTCGATCACTGGCACACTAGAGTGCGTAGTGCCCTCTGTCGTCTGCAGCGCCACGAAAGCCGCGTTGGTCGCCATCAGGAACGGCGCGTTTTGAAACCACTTGCCGTTGAGCGCCGACGAGTTATTTAAGTTGTCGAGCCAGTGAATCAGCTGCACGACGTAGTTTGCGCTGTTGTGCGACCGTTGATATCCGACACCAGCCACCATACCTTCAAATATCAAAAACCGGCCCGACTCCATTTTTGATGTTTTACCGGCTTCCGGTGTAATTGTGAGCCAGACTTTGGCTTCGTCGCGCGGCTTGATCTGTTTTCGCAGCGTATGAATCGTCGCTTCTTTTTGACGTCCTGTGCGCGCGTCGTGACCTACCGCCATAGTGAGTGACGCGGTCGGAATACTATTCAAACCGAAAGTAGCTGAAATCGCCACGATATCGTCGAACTTACGTCCGGCAATTTCGGCGTCTATTTTGAACTTTGAGTATACGTACGGAATTTCAGCCATATGTATGCGTTCTAACGCTTTCTATTCTGTAAATAAAAGCTGTGACTAAACCGGCCAGTCGGTAGGCCGGCAATGGGTGATCAAACCACATGTTTTTAAACGTAGCGTACGGTTCTTCGTCTGTCACCCCAAATAGCTCAAGAAACAGCGGTTCGCCGAGCAATTCTAGTGCTGGCAAAAGTGTTGTAATTGCCGGAGCTGGATTTGAGTCTAAAACTACGTACCACCGACCCGTAAGTGTTAGCGGGTCGGTAGACAAGCGTTCCATACGTAATCGCACCTGTGTTTCAGGTAAGGTGATCGGGGGTAATTCGACGGCAAACTCCGCGGTAGTATCTGATTCAGGTGTGGAAACCGTTTGCGCTGTTAAAAATAATTCTGTGTCTGGTTCTAGTTCTTCTGTCACCACGCCGTTGCCCTCTTCAAGCGTCAAGTTGGCCAGCTGCTCGGCGGCTAGCGCATCTGGATTGGCGGGGTACAGACCAACTGTGTACAAACGTGTGGCGCGACCGATATTGTTATTGGCCACAAAATCGCCGCCTACAGCCACAGACCTTTTTGCGCCGTCAACTTGCGTTATGCGTATCGCTGGCTGATATTTAAAAACAGTTTCTGATATCTCCGGCCAGTATGTTATGCGTGAATCAAGTTTGTATAGGTAGTCGGCCAGCGGCGTCTGATGTATGTAACTCAGAAGTTCGCGGCTGCGCAAATTTAAAAAGCGCTGGTCGGGATTGCTGCCAAATAGAATTTTACGGACGGTTTTTAGTGCAGTTGGAAGCACAAGGGGTCTGTATGAGTTGGAAATGTACTCATAGCCTGCTTGCTGTTTCTGCGCGCTTTGCGCCCAGATATTCAATAGTAGTGTGCGGCCGTGATTGATCATGATTATTTCTTTGGCAGGATGTTAAAGCGCAACGACCACTGCCCAACGAGTGTTTGCGGATCTTGAAGTTCGAGGCGCATACCTGTGAGAAACGCCCAAAAATTTGCATCTGGACAATCGCCAATCTGTACTGACAAGTCGCCTTTTTCTTTAATGCGGTTGTCCTGATAGAACTTAAAAACATTGCACAGTTTTGCGTCTTCAGCGCTGGTGCATGTTTTTGTAAAACCAAAACCAGACACTGTCAGCTCACCGATGCGATCGCCAAAAGCGTACACGTAAATAAAATCATTTACTGTGTGTAGAAACTGATAATTACCGTTTAACTCCATGGCAAATCCGGCCATTGGCGCAGTTAGTTTTCCTTTTGCGCCGTTGAATTTGATAGAGAATACAGATTCTTCGCTGCATCCTTTAATTTTTGCAACCGCACCCACGCACGGACTAAACACTGTTGGCATATATCACCTACCTTGCCGTGAGCCAGTAGCATTTGCCATGTCGACGGGTGGCCCACCGTCGGGCGTGTCTTCCATACGCCGGCCGGAAGCTGCAAGCACAGCTTCAGACAGACCCTGCAGCACAAGTGTGCCGTTGATATTCATGTCGCCTCCGCCGGCCCCACCCATCCCAGCTGCTCGACGTTCTTGTTGAGCAACTTGATCTTTGAGGAAGTTGTAACGTACTTGATCCTTCTCGTCGGCGAAGTACTCCTGACCGTTCCAGCCGCGTTTCTTTTTACCTTCAAGGTCGTGAAGACGCTGCGTCGCTGCCTGCAGCGGATCTTCAGACCCAGCATTCAGCATCGCCTGTTCAGCCAACAACTTGATGTGCGGTTTCTGAACGACTTGCGAAACGCTACCGTCGGGGTTTGTGACGTTAACGCGTTTCGCGCCGTTCTTTTTGAAATCTGCTTTTTCTTGTGCCGTGCCGTAACGTTCGACGTCGAGAGCGGCCTGCTCTTCTGTGTAGTTTGGATTGTGCGGTATAAACACACGTTCAGATGCGTCCTGCGTGCCGCCAAACATAGTCCACGTCGCTTCGCCGCGCACCTCGCGCATTGAGATATCTAAACCGGGCAGTTTGCCCTTGGCGCCAAACGGATCGTATGTTGTGATTTGATCGCCGGTTCGCGGCGCAGAAATGCTTTGCCGGCGAGACTGCAGCTCTTCCCACTGTTTTTGGTCTTCCGGGTTATCAAATTTTGTTTCTGTTCTTCCCCTGCCGCCAGCTGACCAATACGTTTTGCCGCGTTTCTGCAACGCTGCCATTTCGGCGTCGACCTCTTTCAGCGCGTCAGCTTTGCTCGTTACGTGTGTTGTGGCTTGGCCGACGCCGCCGGCAGAAACTGGTCCGCCCGTCGCTGGGCCGTGGCCGCGGCGATTGAGCTGTTGCACTTGCTCCGGCGTCAGATTCTGCGACGACACGCCCTGTTGCGCGGCGTTGCTTTCGTTGATCGCGTCTTTAATGCGTCCCACGTTTGCGCGTTCAGACTCGTCAAGACGCCACGAGTACAAGCCGTTTTGTGCGCTCTCTAGCGCCGCCATACCTTCACGCTGCGCTTCCGGCGTGAACTTTTTAAACAACGATACGGCGTCGGCGTTCGGTAGCGTTAGCAATAGCTGCCGTTTTGTTTTGTCCATCATCGCGGCTTTCATGCCCGCGCCAGACGGATCGGATCCGACCTCGTCTAATAGTTTTTGCTGTTCAGTCGTAACCTTATCGGTGGCTTCGGCCACACCCATGCCGCGCTCGCGCTTTGCGTTGTTAGCGCCAGTTAGAATATTGTTTAACCGCTCTGTCACTTTTTCTGGGTCAGAACCCATGACGGCGACTAATTCTTTACGCGCCTGCGCCTGAGCCTCTTCGGGGTCCATACCCTGTAGTACAAATTGCTGCGCGAGCTGGGCTGTTATTTTTTTGCCCATAATCTCGGCGCGCTTTTCGGCTGTTTCTCCGGCGGTCCCGCCCATCTGGTTCACCGCGACTTCAGCTGCGGCGACGCTGATCATGCGCATGCGCTTTTTACGTTGCGTCTCAAACTGCGCGTCCGACATACCCTTTGGACGCAACTTCTCATATTCAGCGCGGTCGTAGCCTTGTTCCATCTTGTCATAGACGGCTTTGCCGACATCGCCAACGACGGCATTAGCTTTCGCGGTTGGCCGCTTTTGCGCCTTGGCTACATCTTCCGGTGTTTGTTCAAGGCCGGCGCCAGCTAAACCACCAATGTCTTGCGCAACCCGCAACGATTGCGCGATGGCGCGCGCCTGCGCTTGCTTCTCGTCGCTAAGTCCGCCGCCAAACAACCCGCGCTTCATTTGATCTTCAAACGACTTGGAGTCTGAGCTGAGCGCCGCGGTGGCAAACTTTTCAATCTGCTCTTTAGACGCCCCCGGCCCGAACATTTGCTCTGCCATGGCGCGAGCCGCAGCGTTTACGTCTTCTTTGTTACCGGTATTGAACCCCTTCATGATCAATTCGGCTTGTTTGCGCTGCTGCTCGCTTTGTTTCTTTTCAGCGTCAGTTGTGCCCTTGGCCGTATCGGCAGACTTCATGATGGCGCGATTTTTAATCTCGTCGATTTTGGCCGGGTCGAGCGGTTCTTTTGCATCAACCCCCGCAAGTTTTTTCAACTGCGTCGCCTCGGCGCCGGCAGGGTTTTTTTGCGCAGCTTCTGCCAGCTTTTCAATCTGGCTCGGCGTGATCGTCGCCTGCGTGTACATTTTGGCTGCTGCGACCAAACCTTCTTGCATATCTGGGGCGTAACTCTGCAGCAAGTCGTCTTCCGACGTAACATTAAAAATAGCTTTCAACGCGTCGGACCGCGTCCCGGCGTTATCGTCGGCGAGTTTTTCAAGCTCCTCGCCAACGCGCTGCATAGTTGTTGATTCTTTACCCTTGGCCGACGCCGCAAATCGTTTTGCTCGGCGCTGATTGACTACCATCTTTGTGTCGGCTTCAGACAGCGCGTCTTTGTCGTACTGTTGTTTCAACGCCTCTATGCTGACGCCAGTACGCTGCTGGGCGATCGCACTTGTTTCAGAATATGTTGCAAGCAAGTTGTCGCGGCGTTTTTCAGCCGTGTCGCCGTAAATAGCCTCAAAGTACTGATTAGCGGCCTTCTCCGCCGCGCCCTGTTTCATGTTGCCGCCAGCGCTGCTCTTGAAGTATTTAACTAACTCTTCTCGTCCGCGCTTCTCTAACGTTGCAACGCGTTCCTCAGAAGACATGTCGGCCGTCTCGTCGATCATTATGCCAGTCATCGCATACGACAACCCGCCGGCCAACGCCGTGTTTTTTGATCTAAAGTCTGCGTCTGACATACCCGCGGGTTTGAGCTTTTTAAACTCTGCGCTGCCCATGCGATCTTGAATAACACCCTCGTGCGCGCGCGACAAATTCCTCTGCAACTCAAAACGTTGCGCCTTATAGGCGTACCCGGCATTGAGATATTCTTCTGTACCAATCTGGTCATTTTGATAAGCGCGGAAAAGTCTGTCGTCCGCACCACCCTCGCGGGCCATGTTATAGATGGCCTTCATGCCGCCACGACCTGCCTGCTCAGACAGGTTGTAAGATTTTCCCTTATACTCGTATGTGTCGGAACCGGTGCGATACGCCTGCATCGCCGCTTCAAGTTGTGTGCCTTTGTATTTGTCTGGGTTTTCAGACACCATGCGATTCAATACTGCCATGCCGCGGCCAACCGCGGAAGCGTCGGCACGGGTAGACAAAGCGGCAGATCTCGATTCGGCTTCTGCGCGATTCAGCTTCCCGAAACCCGGCTTTTCAAACACACCCGCGTCGGCCATCGCTTGCCCGCGCATCAGATCGCTAGTCATGCCTTTTTCGGCTGTTACTTCTGATAATCCAAGTTGCCGCGCCTGTGCTTTTTTCTCGTACATCAAGGCGTTTAGATTTTTCAGATCTGTATTTGAATCGCGCGCGGCCATACGCATCTCACGCACGAGCGATTCAACCTTACCGGCACCCATGCTGCTTTGCGCCCCGTTTGTCAGGTGCTGCAAATTTGCAATGAGTTCTTGAATCGGCGCGTTGGGGTTGCCGTTGTCGCCGAATATTTCACGAATAGCCGACACTGCGCCGTTGTATTCTTTGACAGCTTTTGAAACGTTCTTAGCGTCGAGCGCGTTAGCGGCGAGACCGAACCCTTCCATCTGTTCGATTTCTTCGGCCGACTTTGCCCGTTTGTCGCCGGCTTTGTACTTGTCGATTTCCGAGAACGTATCGCCGAGGCGTTTTTTAAACTCGGGAAGTTTGTCCGCGAGCATAATTTTGCGTTCTTCGTCTGACGCGTTGGCGTAGTCGTAGTCGCGTTCCATTAGTTCTGAGTGGCCGAACTGCTGCGCAAGACTCGTCATGGTCTTGTCATCGCGCTTACCGCGGCCGATCGCTTTTACCCGGTCTGCCGGCTTGAGCGCGCCGATACTCTGCGGAAGCCGGCCTTGCTGAAACAACACGTCCATCATCTCGCCGCTGGCCACTGCACCAAACCCATGCATCTCGTCTAGATTGGCATCGGGTCCGTACAAGTTTTGATACATATTCTGCGAGAACTGCTGCAGCGATTCAGATGACATCCTGCGGCCGCCAGTTGCGGCGTCTGGCCTAAAAAAACCAACCCGCGAGGCGGCAGACGCAAGCGCGGTCGGATCGCCGCGCCGACCAAACATAATCCCCTCTAAATTTTCAGCACCAATCTGCGCGGCAGCAAACTGTTTAAATATCGGGTTATTCAGTACCGCAGCGCCGACATTGGCATGCTCTCGGTCGAGCCGCGTTAATTCTTGTCCGCCGTTAACAACCCGCTGAAACCCAAGCAATTTTTTAGCGACTTGCTCGTTGCCGGCCATATTAGCTGCTTGCACGGCGGCGGCACCGTGGCGCTGGTAGCGGGCTGCTGTATACTGGTCCAGCCGCGCTTGTCCGGGCGCCTGATGCGCCAAAAAGGCGTCCTCGCCGAACAGCCCCTGTACGATCCCGGGGCCGTATAAATTAGCCATATACCCGAACGCGTCGTCAACGTGGGCGGCGTTCTGAAACGGCGAATAAACAGGCGGTGCGTACGGATTATTGGTGTCGTTTTGTACGTACCCGGCGGCGCCGTACTGGCTTGCTTTCATATGCCACCGTTAATTGCCGTGAAGTTCTTTGTAGCGTTTAATCAATTCCTGCGCCGAACTATCCAGTATTGTATCTTCTTGCACCGCCTGATTTGCAGCCGCGGTGTCGGTTTTATCGGCCACTAGCCACGGATACACCAATTTTTGAATAAGCTGTAACAGGTCGTTTGCGTGTTTTTTGGCGTCTTTAAAGCTATCTTCCGTCAGGTTGCCGTGAGATAACAGCGCCAGCCAATGCTTGTGCGCGACCGTCAGCAGTTCATAATCTTCCCGACGCTCCATTTCTTGCAGTAACAGTAAGTGCTTAATTCGCCATTTTCTGTCTTGGGGATCGGCACTGGTGTAATCAATTGCACCGGTGACGGCGGCTCGCACCATTAAGGCCGCTACCCGATCCCGTTCCAAAAACTTGGTTCAAGCGTCATGGCTTCTAGGGCCTCGACGAGTCTTTGGAATTTGCGTAAATGTGTCGCAGCTAGGCGGCGTGTGACTTCGTGCGCCAGCGCCTTTGAATGAACAAATTCTCTGGCGGCGGGCAGCGCTGTTTGATTGGGTTTGTCTTTTACCGGTTCAAACTTGATTTCACTCAACTCAGGAATGATAACCAGCGGTTTTTTATTTCCGTCATACACGGCTTCCAGCGAGCAAGCCATCCGGTACTCTAACATGCGCAGAAACCATTCGGCTTCTGACAAGATTAAACCGTCGTTTTGATCTAGGAGCAGCTGCCGCTGAACGAGGAAGTTTTCGTCGGCCAGCATGCTGCGCAGTCGAATCACAAACTTGCCGCCCGCCAGTTCGTAGTCTCTTTTGAACCGACCACCACCGAGCAACGTCGTTAAAAAATCTTCCTTATCTTTGTCGGTAACGTTTGTGTCGTACTCCTGCTGCATATCCCAGCCGCAGCGCGGGCAAAACGGCATGACAATCATCGGCGCTGAAATACCAGCTTCTTCTACCGCGGGCACGTCGGCCGGCGATACAGGCTGTTCCGTTACAGTTGTTTTCGGCTGCCCGGGTTCAGACGCTGCTGGTGTCGGATCTGCGGTCTCGCGGTCATCGATGATTTCAGCGCTATTTGTGTTAACAAGCTTTTCGTACATATCGCGCACGGAGTCAGACATGCCGGCGGTGTCTTGGTCTAGTTGCTCTCGCTGCGCGATTTTATTAGCGGTGCCTTTCGCAGCTGCTAGCATTTCTTTGATCTGGCTGACGTCTTCTTCTTTCATGGCGTCTTTATCAATAAGGACGTCAACACGGGACGACGCCGGCAGACGATCTTTGATCTGCAGCATAAGCTGTCCCAGATCCGCGGGAATAGGGTCGTTATTTCGCCAACCGAACTGTTCCAGCGTCTTCTTTGTGAAATCCGAGACGTAGGGATTTTCTACCAACTCCATAACCGACTCCTTGGTTAGTTACGCGGAACGATGGGATAATTGCCGTTAATTTTTTTCGGCTCGTTGGATTTGAATTCTGGTTCTTTGTATTCACCCGCAAGACCCGGCGCCTCACCGCGTTCTTTGTCGATATAGCCGCCCTCAAGCTGCACAATCTTGAAATCTTGTTCGACGTACGCGGGCTCAGAGTTAAGCCACTTATCGCCGGGAAACGGGAATGTCTTACCACACGACTTCGCGGTAACCGGGCGCTCTGTCCACCTTTCGGGAATTTTTCCGTCGAGCCGGCCCATCTGCTGCCAACGGTCCTCGTACAGCATGAAGTCGGGGATGTTGTAATCTTCGTCGCGCCGGAACGAAAACTCCATGATGGTCATGACTTTTTCATTACCAGCGCGTTTGTCGACATACCATGTTTGCTGCACTTTTTCATTGTCGATCATGTCGCCGATGGCTGGGATGTCGACATCAATAAGCGACTTGAACAGCTCAACCGCCGCTTTGACCTGAGACTGGCAATCTCCGTCGCAGGGGCCCACGAAGATAGCGCCCTTGGCGGCTTGTTCCGTGAGGATGTGACCCTTCGCTACAAGAACGCTGCCGTCGCACAGTACGTTGCCGTCGCAGAAGATATCGCCGTCAGTGCCGATCGGGCCGCAGAGGCAGGTAAGAGTCTGGCGAAACAGGTTTGCCTTATTTGTGCCGCCGATTTTCTGACCGCCAAAGAAGTGATAAACCTCGCCGTCTTCTTTAAGATAGTTGTACAGATTTGTCGACTTCGTGATGATATCTTCTTCACCCTGCGAGGCGTCGAGCATGATCATTCCTTGCTCGATCTCGCCACCGCCTGTGCGTAAGTAAATCTGCTTTGCCAGCCCCACTACGTTTGAATGCGGCGCCCGAGCAACAACACCAGCAAACTTAATTTCGTCGCCGCATGTTTCAAAGTCGTACTCGATGGTCTTGCCGCGCGACTCCAGCAAGATGCCGCCTTCGCGATCAGTCGAGTCGTTGCCGGCCAGTACCAGAACGTTACGCTCGGCTTTGATGCGGATGTTTTTCTCTGTAGCCGAGATATCGACTGTTTTATTCGCGCGCGCAATAACGTCATTACCAGCCCACGCTTGCACGTCTCGGCCGCCCTTGAGCCACACGTCACCCGGCGCTGAGATAAACACGCAACCGCCAACCATCCGAATCTCGCCGCCGTAACCATCACCAATACATACGCCGCCATCTTCCAGCAACGAGATGTACGATTCCTGCTCGTAAAACTTTTGTTCGTTATAGCGGTGGTCGATTTTCCACATCTTGGGCTGCGGTTCTTTCAAATACATAGAACCCTGCAACTCGCCAAACGTCGGAATTTTTTGATTTACGTCGGCATAACCCTCAGACTTTAAATCCTGTTCTTCCCACGTTTTGTAGTCCTTCTCGTGCCAATAGAAGGCGTGTAACCCGGAGTAGTTGAATAGGTAACCGTGCAAATCAAGAACAGCCGTGGCGCGCTGTAAATTGGGCCACTTACTGTCCGTGGTTTTGATGTCGCCAGTGATTTTGTGGTCAGGCCCAGAGCCGAACATGCTCGCGGCTTTATAATTCCGCTCTGTGTCGTCGCCTTCGCCGGATTCGGGGCGGCGGAGCCTCTGCGGGATTGGCAGCAGAATACGTTTAGATAACACAATGCCCTTGGACGACGTAATGAATCGCCGGCCGTCTAGCGCCGTGTTATCCTCTTGCAGGCCGTATACGGGCTTCTCTTCGTGATCCTGTGTTTTTGATCCGCCACCGCAATCGGGCGAGAACCCGTGCTTGCCGCGAATGCTGGACTCATACGGCGGTATAGCTTCCCCAGCGCTCCCCGGCTTATACGTCCAGCGCTGTACGCCTTTGGGCGGCGCATGTATCACCGTGCGCGAACCTTGCCCCAAATAGCCAAAGAATTTTTGTGTCCGGTGATAGGGTTGCTGGAACTCGTTGTCGTTTTCCCAGTGCGTGTAATATGGCACGGCGAGCGGGCACAGGTAGTCCTTTGGCTGGAACTCCTTGATCATCGGCATGCCGATTTCTATGTTTCCAGCAGCTTCCCACGGGTACGGCGAATAACCAGTGCTGTCGTTACACTCGGCTTGGTCCATATACGAATCGCGCTCGCTACCCGCGGTCCAAACCTGCATGTTCCAGCCGGCTACCCGCAACATCTGATCGTGATAAAACCCATATACACCGCAAAACTCGTTCACCGAGGCGCGGAACATGAAGTCGTCAACGGAAATACCGACGCCAGTTGTCGTGATCGCGCCCCACTCGCTGGCTAGCGTGGCGTCCATAGGCCGCCAACACGACCAATCAACCATCTGCCCGTTAAGCTTCTCTTTGAGATACTTTTTGTGGCAGTCGTCAACTCGCTTCCGGGTAGCTTGCGAGATGTAGTCGTGGTAAGCACGCTTTCCGATATCTAAAACACTCGGGACAGATCCGATGATGTACGCTTGCCCGATCTTGTCGTGAACCATCACGATCACTGGCGTACCGGGCGCGTATGTGTTCAGCGCCGACGCGCCGAAACAAACTTGACTCGTCGTCGAGAGCGCGGATGCAATAATCGGCGCACGAGATTTTTCTACAAAAACTTTGTAGCAATTGGCAATCGATGTGCCGTCTACAATTGTGCCCGTAACAAGCTTACCGGTGTCCTGAAAGCCTTGTTTAAATCCGGCCAGTTTGCTAAACGGGTCGGCAACAGCCTGAACCTGCGCTGCATAAGCGCCGGTACCGGTGCGACTAGAGAGCTGTTTTTGGGCGACAACGCGAGCAGCTTGAGATTGATCGACTGAGTGCTGCTGCCCTGTTTGCGGAGTATTACTTACCGGCTTGCCCGGGGGCGTCCGTGACATTTTTATCCACCAAAAGGTGTGGTTACGGGCAAATATGCCCAAGGCTTTTCAGCCTAATACCATAAGCGGCGGCTGCGTTTTGCGCAACCGCCGCTTACTTGATTACCGATATGTCGTTATTATCACGAATCTTCAAGATCCGCGAAGATAAACGACAGGTTTTCTGTCAGCACGATCTCTTGGGCCGTGACACTGGCGCCAATCGACGTGAGGGTGGCAGACGTCATTCGATACGTGCGCTTCGCTTGCGCGCACTTACCGCCGCCCTTGCCTGTGGCCTCAAGTTTTAGTTCTTTGGGATTACACATATCTCCGTAATCCTTAACAAGCGTAGCCATAGACGAGTTGCCGCCTACAACGCGGCTCATCTGGCACTGCCCCTGCCGGCGGTTACCGACGTAATAAATGTTGTTTGAGCCGATCTCGTACAACATGTTTACGGTGCGGTTTACCGTGAACTGCACTTGCTGCACCAGCACACCAGCCTTGCCGCCGATCGTCAGATTAAAATCTTCGGCGCGGAAAGAACCTGTGTGCTTTTGCTCTGTACCGAAATTAAATGGCATAGCTCACCTTTGTAATAGAAGTTCCAGAATTAGACAACTAAGTGCAGCTCAATGTTGTTGAGCGGCGCCGGGACAGTAAGGTCGAGCACGATTTCGATCCGATCCTTCAGCAGCGGGTGGATCTGCAGCGTACGGATAGATCCGTCGATGAGCTGCGAGCCCAGTTCTTCCGTGTTGCCGTTGGTCTTCAGGAAGTCGATGATCGCCTGTACTTCGTACGACAGACGACGCACCATACCGTCCTGCGCGTTCGTACGGCCGATGAACGGCTTCAGACGGCGGTAGAACAGGTACGACATGCTGTCAACGTTACGACGAATCATTTCTTCCCTACGATTCAGATCGAGGTTATCGGTCGTGAGGCCGTGCCGTGTGAACGGTGTACCGTCACGATCCTCGGTCACAATCCACGTACCAGCTTCCGCCAGTCGGTTCAGCTGTGTCTCGTTGAAGTACTTGTAAGAACGCGTGTAGTCGTCAAAACCAGCAACCTCAACGTTTGTCAGCGGTTGGTGCGGAACCACGCCGGAGACAAGGCCGGCCAGCGCGGCAGCAAGGTAGTAACCCGGCTGCACGACACCAGCTTCTCCAACCTGATCGGGCCACACGGCGCACACACGACGGTTCGAGAGCGAACCGGCTTGCTGCACAATGTCTTCCACAACCTCGTTGCGATCTCGGTTGTGGAAGATTTCAACGCGCTGCGGCACCGTCACGGCGAAATCGCCGCCGGAATACAGCAGAAGTGTCGACTCGGAAATAACCTGATCAACAACGTACTCTTCGTACTGCTCTTCACCGAAACCGTCGACCGTGTAGTTGTAACGGACGAGGTCGCCGGGGCGAACATCGTTGGTGATGAAGTAACCGTTGCCCGTCGTGACTGTTAGCCGCGTGTATTGCGTGTTGGTCGCGTTCGGGTCGTCAGACAGCGTCGCCAAAACCGGCTCCGCTACTTCCTCACCGAGCACACCCTGCACAGCAACACCTTGACCAGCAACCTTCGCTACCGGGTGCGACTTCAGCGCGAAGAAACCGGCCTTCCAGTTGTTGGCATACTCGTTCGACTCGCCGCCGATGTGCGCTGCCCACAGGTTTTGAATTCTGCGGTCAAACGTCATCGGAACGAGGTTGTACATATCGTCTCGGCCCTTGATGCGCTCAAGAACCTGTACCCACTTGTCGAGGTCCGGCCCGAGCGAGCGACCTTCCTCGTCAAATTTCTCGGGATCGGCGACGGCTGTGTACTTAACCACGGTGCCGTTGCTGTTGGAGAGCGCCTTGTAAACGCCCCACTTCAGCGGGTTATCGGGGTCAAGCTGGCCTTTGATGTTGTCGAGATCGGCAACGTCGCTGATCGAGTTGACCTCGTCGGCCAGCTCAGACAGCCATTCGCGATATTCGACATACACTTTGCCGGACATGACGTTAAGGGGTTGCTCAGCGCCAGCGCTTGTCCACTCAGGGTGGTAAGCAACGATGCCTTCCTGCACGCAAATCTGCGTATCCTCGTACCAGAAGTTCGTCATCGGCGCAAAGCCGATTCGGTTCTTCGAGATTTGGATATCGTCTTTGATGAACAACTTAAGATCCATATCTTCGCCGCTGATCAGCTGGCAGGTCGCCGAAGCGCCTGCGCCAGCTTCGCTCGGAGCCGCAATCGTGATCGTCGGGGCCGATGTATAACCAGAACCACGGTTTGTAACCACAATAGCGACAACCTTGTCGTTGTTCGTACCGACAATGCTGCCGAGTACCGCGTAGCCGGTAGCCCGAACATTTTGCACGAGGTTGCCAGTCGGGGCCGAGAACGTCACAGGCGGTGCGACAGTGTAACCACCACCGGCGGCTGTGATGCTGACCGGACCAACTTTGTCAACCGGCGAGTTATCCTGCGTAAGCAGCGACGTCGGGAGGTCATCGCGGAGGATGAGTTTGCGCACCGGGCCAGCCTTGCTGGAGTTCACGGTGATGTACCACTTGTCACCCTTTCGCAGGCCGGGAACAGCGTAGCTATCTTCTTGGTCTGAAACAGCCGCAAAAAGAACCTTAACGCCATTTGTACCGATCGACACCGAGACGGCGTTTTCGCCGACTCCGTCGCCGGTTACTTCGGTCGGGCCAGAGAAATCGAGACCCTTGACCGTGCGTACAGTGATTTCCGGCAGTTCGGACCAGAGGCCGCCCTTGGTGCACTCAATCACATACGTATCGTTCTTGGCGCCCGTATACTTGCCAAGAATATCAACGTGGCCCATCACGCCGTCCACCGACGTTTCAGTCGAGTAAACGCCGTCAGCGTCCGATACCGCTTTGACTTTTTCATATGTCTGATGGATGTCAAATTTCCACTTCTGGCCGACCACAAACTGATCAGCGCCCGAAGTTGTGAAACGAACTGACAGGCCGCGTGTACCGACAAATGTCACGCCGTCAGCGTCGTCAAAGTCGTTTGGCTGGATTTCGGCTACGTCGTCTGTGCCGCTACCGGAGATAACCCGGAGGCGGGCAGCGTTGCAACCCAAAATTGTGCTCTTGATAACTTCAACAACGTACTCTTCTTCAACGTAGCCAGAAACAAGGCCGTTGTAGTCGTTAGCACCTTCGTCATCGGAGGTCAGCACGGTGACCGCAACAGCGTTGTCAACACCCTCGATCTGCGTGACACTTACGTCAACGCCACTGGGGCTTTGAGCGCTATAGCTGTCTTGGTTATTAACGTCCGATACAGCCGGAAGAATACGCGACGGAACAAGGTCGCTGGCGAAACCGGTAACGTAAGTCTCCAGTACCGTCTCTTCACAGTCGTTGTCGGCGCTAACAGTGCGCAGACGCACAACGTCGCCGAGCTGAACATCACGATCAAAAAACACACCCGTCGAGCGCGGGTAGGCAACGCCGTTCGACTTGAACGACAGCGTGCTCGACTGGATCCAGTTCATCTTGCCGGGAACGGCAGTGATTGTGGTGTCGCTCTCGCCCATGTTGTGGGCATAGTACTGCAGCATGGCGTCGTCGATGTAGACCTTGACGTAAGGCAGGTCGACAACGGAACCGGGCAGCCGCTGCGGCCACGGGTAGCAGGTGTCAGCAAGCCGGTCATACTGACCGAGCATCGCGTGCTTCTTTTCATCAGCAACGCTATAGCGATGAAGAACAGCGTGCGGGCCAGCGATGTGGGCGCGCAGCGGCTCCGTGATCTCCGTGGGGACGATACGGAACTCTTGGAAGACTAATACTTGTGGTTTAACGTAGCTCGACATGCGTCAGCCTCCGTGCCTAAAAAACTTGTGTGCGGTATGGCGTTCAGGTCGTAGTATACACAACTACTTATTTGCAAAAAACACCCCACCGTAAATTTCATTAACAAGACAGTAAATCTGATGCCTTGAAGACAATCCGCTTTAGGCGCGGCGCATACGGCTGGAGCGTCCAAGCTTCCTCGGCAACGTATGCAACAGTCACAGGAACGGCATATCCCTGAACGACCTCTTGAACTTCTCCTATGCCGCCTACCTCGGCGACGTAAAAACGGAATAAATCCATTTGTTCGCGAATCAGCGGCGAAAAGTTTACGAGAAACTTTATAACCTCTGTCGCCAAAAATTCTGTTTCTGCGCCGGCGGAACTAAGGCAATACAACGTATGACTGCCTTCCCAAATTCCGGCGTAACTTACAGCTCCAGTATAATCGTTTGACGTTACGATGTCACCAATAGTTTGTTTTTGCCATTTCCAGCCGTTTCTTTTAATAAGTACAGCCGGACGTTTATCGGCGGTATTTGGCGCCCAGCGGGTGATACTTTCAATCAAAAGACCGCCTTTGTTATCACCAGCGTCTGACGGTCGCCACGCCCCCAGCGTTTCTACGTGCCGGCGAATGCGCGGCTCTTCTATATTATCTGGGTCCGAAAAGTGCCCAATTAATAGTTGGCGTAACAAACCCGTCATGACGTGCGGCCGCATGCCGTAAGAGCACAGCGAACTGACCCTATCGACCCGGTTTTCTGGTTGACTGCCGGCCGGGAACTGAGATTCAATTTCCGGCGGATTTGGTTCGTCGCAGGTACTCACTGAGTTTGTCCTTTTTATTGACCAGCGAAACTATCACTTTTTCAAACAGTTTGATTTTACCGGGCCGGATGTCGACCTTGTCTAATTTTGGCTCAGCCGGGTTTTTACGCTTAGCCATTAGATATCCCAAAAGCTATCAGGATTGGGGTTGTTATCGCAAAGTTTGAATTCTTCGGGTGTTGCAAGTGGGCGGCCACTTTCTGTCATTAACAGTATCGGGTCTCCGTCGTCTGTAGTATCTCCGAGTGCGGCGGTTGGCGTCCACGTACAAGCAAGGGTTGCGCCGGGGGCCGAAACATTAATAAAGTCTACATCGGGCCCGTACTCGCCGAGCTTTTCATATACAACAGCGTAGTCACCGGGATCCAGCGCAATAGATTGCGCCCAGCGCCCGTTTGCCGTTGTGGTTGTTGAACCCAACGCAAGATTTTTTGGTGTCGCCAGCCCGGTTACATCAAATACGTCTTTCAAAAATACGTATAACGTCGCGCCCTGAATTGGGCAGCCGGCGGAATCTGTGTACGCGTAACGGTCATTGCCGCTGTGATTCTGGTCAACCGGCACGGAACCGCAGCCAGCGATCGGTAACGTCGGTCCTACACGTTCCGCTGGTTCGCCGCCAACTTCGATTGCGTACGCTGTGTTACTGAGCGGCAACAAGCCCATCTGAATTTGATAAATAATCGGCACGTTACGGATAGCCGCTGCAATTTGAATCGTCTCAACTAGCCACCGCTCATCGCTTGAGCCATTAACCCATATGTCGTTTTTGTTAATTGCCGGAAAGCCGATTACCCGAGCTGTAATGTACGGGTTTTCGCGTGTGATGCCCTTTAACTGCGCGTCTACACCTTCTTGAACTGTCTGGGTTGATAAGTCCCAGCACTGCATAGAGAGTGGCGGGTGATAACCTACTTCAAAGCCTGTTCCGTTGCATACAGGGCAATCAGAATCAATCACTTCTTGTGTTAGCTGATCGCGGCAACGGGCGCACGGATTCCCGAAACGATATGGCTTTAAAAGATAGCCGGGCACAGCGACGTATTTAAAACGCAGCTCTTCCTTGCGGATAACTTCGCGCGCAATTAACCAATCACGCTCGGGTAAGTCGCCATAGCAGTTAGCCGCTTGCGAAACGTATACGTCTGTCGGCGTGGTGAGAACGACGCGGTAGTGGTCAAGCAGGTCATAGCCGGCTTCACGCCACAACGGGTCATATGCCATGTACCCGTTTACAACTGGTGCGCCGACGTTCACCCAGTCTACGGCGTCACGCAGGCCGGTTTTCCCGATCTGCAGCTGAAAGACATACGGGCCCGAGTCTTTAAAGTCGCGCTCAAGTTGCCACCAAACACGGGTAGTTCCGCGGACCATGTGATCCACCGAAACCCGGCGAAACGGAAAGATACGCGCCTGTGGCATAGTTTGACGTTACGGTCGGTTTAGCGTAATAAAAGTCTGTCAATCCACGCAAAACATCAATAACGGATACGAAGCGCATCCGTATATCCGGCATACTTATACGCCGAAGAAACTTCTCCGTAGCAGCTCTCTAGATTGATGCTTGCCTTTGTAGCTCGCACCCAGTCGCGATAAGCTTGCCACCGAGCTTGGCCAGCACGTTCATAGCTGGCCTCTTTATTTTGGTCGTTAATTGACATACCGGCGGCTGTGTAATCGAACTGGTTACGCCGGAATTGTTCAGCGACCATCATGAACAGGTTGGCGCAAATTCCTTCGAGCCAATGATATCTAAAAGGAAACGACTGGGTATTAAACACAGCGTCGATCGGGGGCGGTACTTCATTCCAGTACATAACTGGCCGCGAAATAGCCAGCGCAATTTCAGCGTCGTCAAACATTAAATTATCTAACAAGAAACTTTCGCCGGGCGCAGAGTCACGCAGATGCAATCTAATTTCCGCGATACTTGGCGGCCCACCCGGCTGACCTACGCTGTCAAATGTGCTGCGAGAGATAACAACAGAAAACGTGTTTGAAAAAATGACGCATGGTTGGCCGTTTAACTGTGCGGGTACGCTAACAAGCGCAATTTCTCCGTAATAAATACCCGGGACGCTCGTCATACCGGCGGTGAGCTGTACCGCAACCTTTCCGTTTTGCGGCTCTACCATAGTAGCCGGTAACTCCAAGGGCGCGTTTTGATTTCCGAGCGACAGCTGCTCTTTTAGCCGCATCACGATGACAAAGTCTTCGGACCCGGCGCAACTTGATAAATCGACTGGTTTGCCGTCGCGGTCGTGCATAACCCACTCAACTGTGGCGCACTGACCTTGAGTCAGCGTGATTGCGCGCATGCGCGTTTGCAGCGGGCGGCCGTTAATCGTTGATACGGCGGCACTAATAACGTTCTGCCCGGCGCACGAAACCGGTGTGCTGTCTGCGCCGACGGTGCTGCCGTTGCAACACGGCACAATGGGATGCTCAGCGGGAGTGGCAATGACGACCATATGTACCTCCGTGTGACAACTACAGTATAAACAAAAAGGGCTGGCCGCTTACGCAGCCAGCCCTTCGTGAGTCAAACAGCTAAGTTAAACTCAATTCCAACCCGTCGGCGGCGTAGTAGTGCCGAGAGTGTTGTTGTCGAGTTTAAGCTGGTCGCGGCTGCCGTCAGTCGCGTCCGTCAGGTAAACAGCCGGCGAGCTTACAATGTCGATCTTGTTCGTCTCAAGTGCTTTTTCAAGCGCCTTGAACTGCCGCTGGCCGCCGCGGCCGCCCTTGCCAAGCGTCGCCACGAGGTCGCCCGGAACCGTGTAGGTTTCGTTCGCCGCGAGACGCTTGCCATGAGCGCCGAGAAAACCGAACACGCGAGCAGCGCCCGACGTGTTCTTAACTGTCGTGTATAAACCGGGTACTGCCATTGTTATTTACTCCATTCTTCAAGATGCGCTTTGCAGAGCCGCAGCAGCCGCGGCCTGCAGGGTTAGCACGGCCTGAGCGATCTCAGGTGTGTTGGCCGCTACGTTAGCCGCGCCGCCGAAAGCAGCCGCCTTTTCAACTGTGCCGCCAAGGCCCGCGGCCGCAAGCATCTCGTCAAGCTGCTTGTTAGCAGCGTTGAGCGAAGATGCTTGCGCAGCCGCGACCTTTTCTTGCTCCGCCGTGTAGAGCACATGAAGCTTGGAAGCGGCCGACCACATTTCTGCGGCCTCGCCTTCCGAGCGCGGGGCAATCCCGTGCGCGGCAAGCTTCTAGAAGAAATACGGCGCGGCAAGTTCCGCCACGAAGGAGGCATATGCTTTCTATGCCGCATCTTTAACTTTATCAATAACGTGCTCCTTTGGGTGTTAAATCCTACACGACATTA